GCCGGTGAAGCCCATCGCCGGGGTGTACTCGTCCCAGGGGCTCTCCGACTGGCTGCCGTTGGGGTTGGTCCACGGCATCGCCCGGGCGCGCGTCGAGTCGTAGGCGCCGAGCAGCACCGCGGTGTCGCCCGGGTCGGTGCTCGACGGCAGCCCGTACTGGGCTCCGGCGCCGACGCCGATCGAGCCCGGCATGCCGCGGGAGCTGGAGCCCGTCCCGGCGCCGAGCGCCACCCCGTTGGTGGCCGGGTTGGCTCCGGCGCCGAGCGCCACCGCATCGGCGACCGGGACCGAGGTGCTCCGTCCGGCGGCCACCGTGCGCGGCCCGGCGGAGGTGAGCGCACCGATGGCGGTGGCCTCGTCTCGGGAGAAGGAGTCCCGCCCGACCGCCAGCGCGCCCCCGTGCCACGGGCTGGGCGAGCCCTCCTCGGCGGTGGCGTTGCGGCCCAGGGTGACCGTGCCCCGGCCGTAGCCGTCGGCGATCGAGCCGAACATGACTGCGTGCCGCAGCCCGCTGTAGGCGCCCCAGCCGCCGGTGTCGGCGCCGACCGTGGTGGTGTCGGGGAAGGATCCGACCTGGCGCAGCAGCTTGTCGCTGGCGCCCACCAGGATGCTGTCCGGGGCGATCGTCGCGTGCTCGTGGTCGACCCGCAGCGGCTTCCAGAACGCGGAGCTGCTGTCCACTCCGCAGAGCAGCCCGTTGTCCTGCCAGCTGCCCACGATGCGCTGCGCAAACAGGGTGTCCACAGCGAGGTCGGCGTCGAAGGTGACATCGATCGGGTCGCCGATCTTCTCCGGCGTGGACAGGTCCGGCTGCACACCCAGACGGATCCGCACCGGCTCGGTGAAGTAGGCCGAGACCAGCGCGGGGGCGGCCACGAACGGGTTCGACCAGGTCTTCGGCGAGGTGCCGTCGCGGTAGATCTTGCCGGTGTACGGGGTCTTGCCGTCGATCTCGTAGATCCGCACCCGGGCGAACAGCAGCAGGTCGCCCTTCTCGTCCCGGAGCGGCAGATACAGGCGGGGGCGCGTGGTCAGCGTCATACGGTCGTCCCGTCCACGATGAGACCCAGCGAGGCGAGCTGGGTCAGGAGCCCGGCCAGGGTGGCGTTGCCGCCCCGGGAGCCGGTGATCGTGGGCCGGTTGATCCCGGCCGAGCCGTAGAAGCCGAGCTTCTTGTCCGCGGCGCCGAACAGCGCGCTGCCGCCGACCTGTCGGAAGCTGCCGGGGATCACCACGGTGGTCGCGGCGTCGCCGATCCGGGCCTGGTGATCCGCGGTGGTCGCGACCCCGTTGCCGATGGCGATCGAGTAGTCGTGTCCGGCCGCCACCAGCGCCCCCTGCCCGAGCGCCACCGAGCGGTACGCCAGGGCCTGCGCGTTGGCCCCCAGCGCCACGCTGTCGGCCGGGGAACCGGTCCGGGCCCCGGAACCCACCGCCACCCCGTTCGCGCCCTGAGCGCGCGCTGTGGGGCCGATGGCGACCCCGGCGTCACCGGTGCTCGCCGAGTCCTTGCCGATGGCCACCGCGCCGGACACGTTCAGCGTGCTGGCCCGGTAGCCCAACGCCACTCCGTCGCCGCCGGAGACGGCCAGCGCGCCGAGCGCGGTACCGGCCTGCTGTGCCTGTGCGGCCGAACCCAGCGCGCTCGCGTTGGTGCCGAGTGCCTTGGCGTTGGCCCCGACCGCGGTGGCGCCGAGGAAGTCGGCCAGCGCACCCACGCCGAGCCGGACCGTCTGGGCGGCCGAGCCCGGGTGGTCGTGGGCCGGGATGTTGTTGCCGTACTGGAGCCAGATCGGGCCCAGCAGCACAGAGCTGGCCAGGTCGGTGCCCGGCGTGTGCGTGAGCGTGATCCGGTGGGTGCCGGACGGGATCTCGTCGAGGTAGCCCACCGACCAGACGTTGCACAGGTCAGCGGCGACCGGGGTCTCGGCGTAGAGCAGGTCGTTGTCCACCGAGGCCTTCAGCCGGGCGGCGCCGACTCCGGCATTGGCCGAGACGACCTTGTAGAGGAAGATCAACGTGCCGGACTCGGCCCAGGTCATCGGGGGCACCGTGACCGTCACGACCGAGCTGGTGGGCAGCTGCACGGCACCGGTGAAGGTCCAGCCCAGCGGCTTGGTGTCCGCGGTGACGTCCACGAACGTCGGGACAACCGTCACCCCGCCCGGGTCGGCGAGCACCAGGTCCTCGGTGTCGCTGCCGCTGAAGTCGTAGCTGTAGATCTGGTGCAGCGGCGACGGCTTGGAGTTGACCAGGTCCCCCGCATCCACCCAGGCGGCCTGGCCGGGGCTCCCGGCCTGGAGGAAGAACCCCGGGGTGGGCGCGTTGAGCACCTGGAAGGCGTGGTCGGCCTGCACCAGGTTCTCCGGCGAGGGCAGCACCGGGATGTCGTCCACATAGGTCTCGGTGGCGCCCTGCACGACCAGCCCGATGCGCACCGACTGCGGCCGGTCGAGGTAGAACTCGACGTAGCCGTCGGAGCTGGTGTGCGGGTTGTCCCAGATCGGCGAGCCGACCGCCTGCTTGTAGAGCGCCTGCGCGAGCAGCGTGCTCGTCCCGGCCTCGTACACCGTGATCTTGGTGTTCGGGACGATATTGCCTTCCGAGTCCGTGATCGGCCGGTAGAGGTGTGCGCGACCCATGGGTCAGCCTCCCTGCTCGCTCTTGTACTTGCTGGTGAGGCTCTCCGGCAGCAGCAGCACCTTCGGTCGCGGAACGACCTCGTCGACCGTCCGCCTCAAGATCCTGAACTGGTAGAACCAGTCCTGCGGGACGGGGCCGTGCCAGACCTGGAACCGCCCGTCCTCCTCGATCGGTGGGTAGTGGTCGTAGGGCATCTGGTTGGGCCCGCCCGCGGCCAGCCCGACCCGGTGCGTGACGCCGGACAGCAGCCCGCCGTACCACGGCCGGATGGTCAGCGCGGAGATCTTCTGGTGGGGCGCGTAGGAGATCGCCCGCCAGACCAGCGCCTGCCCCGGGTTGGCCCCGGCGGCCTGCGTCGAGGTGGTCGCCGACAGCACCACGTTGTCCGGGAAGACCAGCACGCCGTTCGGGTCGTTCTTGATGTCGTAGGCGTTGAAGAAGGTCAGCCCGCCGTCGTTGGAGAACGACCACACGATCGGGTCCGCGAACAGGCTCAGGGTGTCCATGTCCCAGGCGTCGATCGAGGGTCCACGCTGGATCACCCGGGCACGCAGCTTGCCGGTGTTCAAGGTCAGGAACTGCGCCATCGAGTCGTAGGTGCCGGTGGCCTTCTGGCTGACCTCGTCCCACTTCGGCGCCTTCGGATCCACCGGCACGTTGCTCGCGTCCGGCGCCCAGCACCAGGAGTCGAACGCGGTGTGGTAGTCCGCGATCGGGGTACCGGCGGTGCCGATGTAGATGTCCCCGGCCAGGCCGCGCTTGGTGCCCTGCCAGTTCTGCATCGCCGCGGTGGCGAGCACGCCGACCTGGGTGCCGTTGACCCGGGCCAGCAGCATCTTCGGGTAGACGGCCGGGTCGATCGAGCCGCGCACCGAAGCCGCCACACTCTTGGTGTCCAGGAACTGCACCTGCACCAGCGAGTTGCTGGTCACCCCACCCGGGATGAGGTTGCCCTGGCTGACACCGCTGACCATGACGTTGCCCAGCGCGTCCAGGGTGACGCCCGCGTCGGCGTCGAGCACCAGCACGTCGCCGTGCTTGCCACCGGTACCCGCGGCCACCGTGCGCACCCCCGCGGAGAGCGCGCCGTACCAGTAGCGGGTGTCGGTGACGATCCGGGCGCCCGCGCTGGTGAAGGTCAGCACACCCGCGGTGGTGGTGTTGTCCAGGGTGCCGGTGGTGGCCCAGACGAACCCCTCGTTGTCGGTCCAGGTGAGCCGCTGGGCGTCGAACGAGCCGTTGGCACCTACCGGTAGCAGCGCGCTCACCGGGCCCGGCAACGGGCCGTAGATGCCCGGGGTCCAAGCGAACGAGCGGTAGTGCTGGTTGACCCGCCCCTGGAAGCCGCGCCGGGTGCGCGAGCCGTGCCGGTGCCCGACGGTCGTGACCCAGGTGCCGTTCAGGTAGAACAGCAGCGCGTACGGGGCGGTGACGTTGTCGGTCCAGCCCGCCGGACGCCGGTTCGTGGGCACCTGCGCCATCGGCATGATGTCGACGCGGACCGCGTCACCGACCTGCACCGCGCGACCCAGCACGGTGGTCGCGGGAAGTGCCGAGCGCCCGCCGGTGTAGTTGATCACGCCGTCGTCGCCGATGGTGATCGGGCTGAAGTTCATCAGCGGCCGAGCGGTGCCCGACCCCATGGCGCCGATCGACATCTCCAGGGTGCCCCAGGGGGTCAGCGCTTCCACGTAGTCGTACTGGTTGTCGACCGTGGTCACGGCCTCGTTGGAGACGATCGCGTGGGTGCCCGCGGAGGTCGTTGTGGTGAGCCAGGCCTGATTGGTCAGCAGATTGCCCAAGCTGGGCGAGTTGGCGCGGCTGAAGTTGTCCACATAGGTCGGGTAGACCGGGTTGCTGGAGAAGTCCCGCCAGCGCCAGGCGAGCGCCTCGCCGCCCTCGCCGATGGTGTAGCTGGTGACCCACTCGGTGATCGTGTTCGCCTTGACCTCGGCGCCGGACTCGGAGAGCACCCGCCCGGTCTCGTCGTCGATGATCTGGACGTAGAGCGGACTGGTCAGGTCGGCCGGGGCCACCGCCCGAGCGGCGGCGTAGATCCGGCCCCCGGGCGGGGTCACCGCGGCGACCTTGTTCTCGATGCCGCCGAAGGCCTGCGCCGGGTTACCGCTGCTCTGCACCGCGTTCCAGGTCCGGCCTTCGACCGAGGTCCATGTGGTGTAGATCAGGTTGCTGTTCATCTCCGACCAGCTCGGTTCGCGCGAGGAGCGGTCCACCCGCAGCGTCGAGCCCAGCCGCTCGTCGTGGGAGGTGAACGGCGCCATCGTGCCGTCGCCGACCTCGCGCCAGTTGTCGGCGGGCTCAGCGGAGTCGAAGTCGTCGTCGGGCAGCAGCTGGTTGGGCGCGGTCTGGGTGGTGGCGAACTGCACCGCGCGCACCATCCGGTTCGAGCGCAGGATCCGGCTCTGCACCTGGGCGTAGCGCGAGTCGCCGGAGGTCAGCTCATGGTCGGCGGTCAGCTGCCAGCCGGAGTCGACGTCGAGGCTGGCCCGGTCCTGGAACAGCTCGGTGTACTGGGCGGCGTCATCGACCGCCACGTAGCTCACCCGGTAGGGCTGCACGCTCTTCAGCCCGACGTAGTAGCCGATCTTGGTCTTCTGCTCGACCTCGATGTAGTCGTACTCGTGCACGCACTTCGTCTCGAACCGCGGGGTGTAGGTCGGTGGGTGCGCCGGGACGAAGCCCCAGACCCACGAGACGCTGTTGAGCTTCACCTGCACCGAGACGCTGGTGGCCACCCGGACCGAGGTGGAGCTGTAGCCCTTGACCGAGACCGAGCCGTTGCTCGCGTTCACCTTGATCGAGGTCGAGCTGCGGAAGCTCACGCTGACCCCGACGTTGACCGACACCGAGATACCCGGCACCAGCACGGCGATCTTCTTGGCCACCACCGGCACCGGGTCCGGCACCATCCACATCTCGGTGCGGTAGGTCTTCACCGTCTTCTTGATCGGGACGTAGACCTCGTAGGGCTCCGGGGTGAGCCCGCAGAACTCGAACTTCCAGTACTTCGCCTTGGTCGGGGGGAAGTACATGAAGCCCTTGCGCAGCACATAATCCCGGGCGACCGGCGCCCATTCCATATTCGAGTACTTGGTCGGCCCGCCGCCCTTCAGCCCCACCGGGTAGTCGGGGGAGACGAAGCCGGGGTTGTACCGGAGAATGGCGTTGTTCGTCTTGAATTTGTCGTAGACCCTGAATTCGGGCTTGACGCAATACGGCTCGGGGTCCCGGAGGAAGTCGAAGCACGTGTCGTCGTCCATGTGCTGGTCGACCTTCAGCACCATGTGCTTGAACCGGAAGTCGGCCGAAATGGTGGTGCTCGACATGAACCCGGCGATGCGCATCTTGGCAATGGTCGTGGTGGTCAGCGAGACCGACAACGACCGTGACGCGTAGAAGTACTGACCATTCACCCGGATGCGGGTGTGCACTTCGCTCTCGGTGTGCCAGGTCATAAAGGTGAAGTCGGTGGCCGGGTCGAAGTTGTCGCAGTCGACGTGGAAGTAGTCGCCGTGCTCGGTGGCGAACCGCAGGCCGTACCGGGTCCAGGCGAGATGGAAGGCGCCGCAGTCGAAGATCGGGTGATCGAGGATGTCCAGCGAGCGCAGGAACTTCCAGTTCAGCCGGGCGCCGAACCACCACTTGCGGGCCGGGCGGAAGCACAGCGGCCCGTTGTCGACGTCCACCCAGCCAACCCGGCCGAAGGTCTGGTCGTTGGCCCCCAGGGGGTCGCTCTGGGCGAGCTGTCCGGCGGGCACCACGACCTGCGGGGGCAGCGGCTCGTCGGGGGCCTCGAAGTCGTCGTCGGGCTCGTCGTCGGAGTAGTAGAGGTTGACGTTGGCGCCGTCGGTCAGCGGGTCGATGTAGAACCGATCGAGCACCTGCGGCTCGCCGTCGTTATCCCGCACGTCCATGAAGTAGTTGACCACCGCCTCCGGGAACGGCTGCGGTTCCGAGCGCCAGATCAGCGTCTCGCCCGGGGCGTTCGGGTCGTTCAGCAGGATGTTGCTGGCCCGGTTGACCCGGTAGCTGTAGGAGACCTGCGAGCCCAGGATGTCGGTGGTGCTGGCGATCTCCTGGTGCTCGGTGTAGCTGGTCAGCACCGGCTGCGGGGTCGGCACGCAGTCCAGCGAGTAGACCTTGTAGCCGCAGTAGAACGCGCGCACGGCCAGCGAGTAGGCGATCCGCTTGCCGAGCGAGTTGCAGGGGTTCCGGCCGCGGTTGTGGCGGCGCAGCATGACCCGGATCCGCTTGAACCGGACCGGGCGGCAGTACCACTCGGTGGACTCCCAATGCCCCGAGTACGAGTGCTGCGGGTGGTAGTGCCCGTTGATGGTGCCGACGGACGGGATCACCGGCGGGTTGCACTCGGAGATCTCGTGGTAGCAGTCCTCCTCGCGGTCCCGGTCCGCGCGCTGCAACGGGAACCAGTCGTTGCGGTCGTCGTCGTAGTACTCCAGCCAGCAGCCGTGCGGGAACTTCGCCAGGTCGAAGGTGATGTGGTTGACCAGCCGGACGGTGGAGAGGGCGACCTCCATGCACTCGTCGGAGTCGTCGTCGCAGTCCCGGTCCGGGGTGGCCCAGAACCGCTGGGTGTCGGTCCCCTGGGTGCTCGACACCGAGGTCTGGTTGAGCTGGATCGACGATTGGAGCCGCTCCAGGTGCATGTTGTCCGACCAGGCCGCGGTGACCGAGGTCTTGATCTTCACCTTGGTCTTGATCTTGACCTTGGTCTTCGAGTAGAGAACGACGCTGCTCATCAGTACGACCTCGCGTAGTTCACGTTCTTCAGGACCGAGACGTCCACCCGCGACGAGTACGCGTAGCTGGTCATGACCCCGTCAGCCACCACCCGCCCGGCGAGCACGGTCTGCCCGTCGATCACGGCGTGGCTGGTCAGATAGGCCTTCGTGACCCCGTCCCGGAACACCACCGTCTGGTAGTTGGTGACGGTGACTACCGAGCGGAAGAGCATCTTGTAGGACGAGACCGTGATGATGTCGTTGTTGTAGCACCACTTCTCGCCCTGGTACCCCGACAGCGCCGGGCGCGGCTGGCACTCGGTCGGGTCCGGCTGCGGGTAGACCGGCTCGCTGGAGACCGGGGAGACCAGCGAGGGTGCCGGGGTGGTCTTGTAGATGATCTCCCAATGCTCGCTGTCGGCGGCGACCGCGCGCAGCGGGACGGGCTGGTGAATGGCCAGACCCTCGGGGTCGAAGTTGACCTGGGTGCCCGCGGGCTGGAGCTGCCGGATCACCCGTTGGGCCTGGTAGGCCTCGTCGAGGCGGAGCTGCCGCTTGGGCTGGATCAGCACCTCGGAGCGGTTCTTCTGCCCGGTCCGGCCGAGGAAGTAGGTACCGGCCGTGCCGCTCGCGGAGAGGTTGGACCAGGTGCGCGAGGCGCTGAGTTGGTCGAAGGTCGGGAAGGCGTTGTTGAGGGCGGTGTAGGTGTAGATCAGCACCGGCGGCTGCGCGGCGGCGGCGTTCTGCTCGTCGACCCAGGTCCAGCTCTCGTAGATCTCGCACTCGACCGAGAGCAGCGCCTCCGCGGCGGCGCGCAGGCCCGCGTAGGTGCCACCGAGCGGCAGCGCCCGGGCGAACTTGATCAGCCGGTCGCGGTAGCTCGCGTCCCGGGAGTGGATGTCGTCCCAGACGTCGCTGCCCGCGGCGTCGGTGTACGGGTCGAAGATCGCCGGGTCGTTCAGGGTGCCGAAGTCCGGCATGACCTCGGTGTTGGTGCGCTTGATCCCGAACAGCGCGCCGTAGAACCGGTCGAGGTCCAGGAAGTGCATGCCCCGGAAACTGTTCTGGAGCCGGGCCACCGCGATCTGCTTGCGCAGTCCTCCGGCGCCCGCCCCGCCGAGCAGCACGTTGAGCAGCTTCATCAGGTGGCTGGACTCGTTGAGGTCGTACAGCTCCGGGTCCATGTGCCCGAGCCGGTCGATCACCGCGCGGTCCGGCAGCATCGGGTCGGACACGACCTTGGTCGAGTCGCTCTCCACCGCGTTGGTGCCCAGCTGCATGGTCATCAGGTCTTGCTGGGCAGCGTTGGCGATCCGGCTGTCGAAGTCGCCGTTGTTGGTGAAGATCGGCTCGGGAGCGGTCATCAGAGCACCCCGAAGGTGTTGGCCGCGCGCTGGCTCACGACCGTCGAGTGGAAGACCGGGTATTGATCATCGGCGAACTGGAGGTCGGTCGCCCGGCCGCCGGTGGCGTAGGTCTGCAAGATCGTGTTGGTGGCGAACTGGCTCATCCGCTGGATCGAGTAGTTCGTGGCGGAGTCGGTGGTGTTGAGGAACCGCACGTTGTCCACACCCGGGGTGTTGTGCGCGACCTGGAGCACGTCCGACACCTGGAGCTGGGCCTCGAATCCGAGCCCGCCCAGCCAATCCGCCAGGGCCTGGTCCATCTGCGTCTTGACCACGCTCGGGTCGTAGCGCACGTCGTACATCACCGCGAGGTTGAACCGCAGCGGAATGACCTTTCCGCAATGGATCTTCGCGTCCGTTCCCACCAGGCGCCATTGGGCGATGTTGTCCTGGAGAGCGCGGGCCACCTTGTTGTAGGTGTAGGTGATCGAGAAGACGGTGTTGTTCGCCGGACGCCGGGCAGCGGTCCACGCCAATCCGAACAGCGATTGCGCGGTGTACCCGAAGCAGTCGTTCTGGTGGACGATCCAGTAGTCGGTGCCCTCGACGTAGGTGACGCCCGCGATCGTCATCTGGTCGGGCACGGTCAGCACCGGGCCGAAGGCCAGCGGGATGAAGATGTTGTTGACCAGCGGATTCGGCGTGACGTCGCTGTCCTGGCTGAACCGGGTGTTGGTGTAGGTGCCGGTCGCAGCGAACTTCTTGACGTCGGAGAAGACCACCGACTGGGTGGCGTTGGTGATGATCTGTCCGTCCACCCAGACGTCCACCCGGTTGTTCACCCCGCCCAGGGCGAACCGGGTGTTGCCGGGGTCGTTGCGGCTGGCCTGCGGCACATACTCGAAGTCGAGGTCGTAGAGCCCGTCCGGCATGGCCGAGGCGGACAGCGAGGACAGCGTGGCCGAGGCGTCGGCCCGGTTGGTCGGGTTGGTCGCGCTGAACGCGTAGTGCACGCCCGGGGTGAGCAGGCTGCCGCCGTCGAGGTTGACCCCGCAGTAGACGTTGTCCGGGAAGATGTAGGCCGCGCCCTTGATGATCGAGGCGGCGGCCCCGCCGACCATCTGGACCTGCTCGCGCCACCGCTTCGAGCTGCCGATCACGTTCACCCGGCTGACCGCCCGGCTGTCGGGCAGCGTCGGATCCTGCGGCAGCTCCAGCGCCACGCCCTCGTACATCGCCTGGGTGCCCGCCAGCGAGCGGAACACGGTGGCCTTGAACCGGGCCCGCAGCTCCGGGTCGGACTCCTGGGCGCTGCCGCCGGTGAGGGCGTTGACGTTGACCGAGCTGGAAAGGGTCCCCAGCGGGTCCACGAGCTGCGTGAGGAGCCCGGCGGCCACGTTCCCCCGGGGACCGGCCACGAGGCTCTGTACGGGCACCTCAGCCGTGTACTGGCCGGGGTTCATCACGGCGCCGGTGGTGGTCTGCACGTAGACCAGCGGGGTGGTCAGCGCGGCCACCTGGGTACCGGGCGGGATCGTCACCGCGGTCTGGTTCGACACGTCATCGTTCGGCCGCGAGAAGGTGACCACACCCTGGCTGCGCTGCGCCGGGATCCGGGCGAAGCCGAACAGCGCCACGAAGTCGTCGAGGTCGCCTTCGACCTTGGCGTCGATGTCGTAGGCGTAGGTGATCAGGTGCTGGTCGACGTAGGCCTCGGCGATGGACTCGCCGACGGCGTCGAGGATCTTGCGCAGCGGGGTGCCGACCGAGGTGTCGATGTCGGGCTCGGACGCACGCAGCGCGAGCACCATCTTCGAGACGATGTCTGCGGTCGAGGGCATCAGCTCACCACCTGTCGCTTCACGGTCACGGTGGTGCGGGCCAGGGTCTCCAGGGCGAGCTGCACGTCGATCCGGTCGGTGTTCACCGTGGTCTTGATCCCCAGCAGCGAGCGCACCACGTCGGCGGTGGTGAATCGGCCCTTTACGTCCACCTGGGAGTCCCGCAGCACCTCAGCCTGCTGGATCATGATGTAGTTCTGCACGACCCGGTTGACCTCGGCCTTCACCAGCTGCTCCAGCTGCGGCGTGATCACGTTGCCGATGTACTGCCGGATGACCGAGCCCCACCGCGGGTGGAAGCGGTCGGTGCCGTACTCCTCCATGAGCGACAGCGTCAGGTCCTGGCGAATGCGGTCGACTCCGGTGAAGAGGAAGTACCCGCCCTGGGCTGGCATCAGATCTCCATTGAACAGCGCCAATGTCTTCATCGGAACCTCCCTTCATCTCTTAGTGCTCGACCGTCAGTAATGGACAGGCTCAGCCGTTGGGCCCTATGGCGTTGACACCGTCCTGCCTACTCGTTTTCTTGGTCGATGCTATTGTCGACGGGTGCCCACCGCTGCTCGAATGTCGCTGGGTCGAAACTGATCACCTCACCCTTGGCCTGGTCGAACCCGACGTACCAGTTGAGCGGGACGTTGCACATCTCCGCCGTATCGACGATCAGCAGGTTATTCCCAGCGAAGTCGACGTAATAATTAAGATAGCGATGGGTACCGATATCGGCAGAGAGCATGGACTGCACTTCTGTGGCATTGTCGCCGGTCCATTGGATGAAATTGATTGGCTGGGGGGCGGGCAAATACGGAGTGGCTGGCATGACAATTCCTTTCAGTTGGGTCCCATGTACTGCATGTCAACGTTGATATTGACATCGGTGGCGTTACCGGCGACTCCGGCAGTCGGACAATTCCAGTACACCCGTGGCGTGAAGTAAACGGCAGCCGCGGCTGCTGTCACCCACCCCGTCCAGCTGATGGTCTGTTCTAGATTGCCCGAGTTCGTCCAGGCTCCAGCTCCGGCACCATTCTTCCGGTACCTCCGGTCCGACAGCACCCAGCTGGGGCCGCCATAGAAGCTGGGGTTGCCCTGCTGGAGGTAGAACTGCATGATCCCTTCGGCGCCGCTGTTGGAGTAGCACGCCGCAGTCAGTCCCCAGCGGCCTGCTCGGTTAAAGCGGAAGGACGCCGTGGCAATGTTGGCGATCCCGTCGTTGTACTGAGCGGTGTAGCCCGGCGGGACGTACTCCGTGCCTGGCGCGCAGATGCCAGCATTCGAGTACCAGTAGTGGCGGCCAAAGGCCTGGTTCGCGTTTTGCAGGTTGGTGATGTTGGTTTCGTTCGCGGTCATCCGGGTGCTGGGCTGACTCACCCAGGTGCCTGGCGTCCCGGCCACGGTGCAGCACCAGGCCACCCCGTTGCGGTCCATGACCCACTCGCCGACCACGTGCGTGCCGGTGGTTGGGGCGCCCGCCAGGGTGTGCCCGGACAGCCAGCCGCTCTGCGTCGCACCGGTGACCGCATACGGCAGCGCGGTGGGGGTGACCCAGCGCAGCCCGGTGGCCATCGCCGGATCCACGGCGAGCACCTGCTGCCCGGATCCGACGGCGAGCCGTTGCAGCGCCCCGGCGGCCGGTGCGGCCAGGATGTCGCCCTTGGCCAGCGCCTGGTTCGTGGTGTTGGTCTCCAGCGTGGATGCCCGGGTGTCCAGGGCGTTGTCCCGGGTGAGCGCGTTGTCGGCGACCGTGGTGATCCGGTTGTCGGTGTCGGTCAGCGTCTCGGTGAGCCCGGTGACGTTGTCCGGCGGGATGATCACGCCCTCGGTGCCGCCGGTGATGATCGCAGCGAAGGTCCATTGGCCGTACTGCTGGTCGATGAGCCATTGCTCGCCCGGGGCCGGGAGGTTGCCCTTGGCTCGCAGGATGTCGCAACGGATCTCTATGAACGAGCCGAACTCGTCGCGCGCGAGCGCCATCCGCTTGTCGGTGTCCACCGACACCACGGTCACGCCCTTGTAGGCGGCGCCGTGTCCGAGCGCCCCGCGGTAGGCGGGCTGGCTGACTCCGTAGACCCCGGTCATCGGGCACTCCCGGCAAGAGGTAGCAGGCCGAAGATGTCGGTCTTCTTCGAGGTGCGCGCCGGAGCGCAGATCTTCGCCCGGGTGGAGAATCCGCCGCCGGGCCCGAACTGGAAGGTGTGGTTGACCTCCAGGATGTAGGCCTGGAACTGGAACTCCGGCAGCACCAGCAGCATCCCCGGCCACAACTCCGGCATGAAGGTCATTGGCACGTCGGCCCGGAACTGATTGGCCCACCGCTGCATGAACAGATACAGCGCCATGAAGAACTCGGCGCCCGAATTCCAGCGAATGGTTGGGGCATTGATGACGTTCGGTCGACCACCGAACCGGTCGAGGTATTCGTTGACGAACTGCTGGCTCGCGGTGATCCCGAAGACCGCCTGGAAGATCTCCGGGAAGTCCATCGTGGCGACGCCCTGGGTCGACATCATCCAGTAGAGCCCGCTGCCGGAACCGGCTCCGCCCTGGGACGCGGTGACCGTGGCGGTGCGGGTGTCGAACATCGCCATCGGCACGCCGACGACGTACTGGTGGGTGACGATCTCCTGGTCGTACCACTCCACCGTGAAGTCCTGTAGCTCGATCGACTTCACGTTCATCTTGGCCGCGGAGTCCCAGAGCCCGAAGTAGTCCGGGAACCAGGCCATGAAGTCGCCGTTGGGCGCCGAGCACCAGCTGCGCATGATCGTGGCCATCAGGTTCGAGATCCACGGCAGCATCGGCTCGTCGTTCATCAGAGCCCGGGCACCGGAGAGCAGGTCGCCGGTGTAGCTGCGCTGGAAGCCCCAGACGTAGACGTTGACGAAGGCGTTGAAGGCCGCGTTGCCGTCCGGGCCCGCGGCTGCTCCCCCGGCCCCACCTGCGCCTCCGGCCAAGGTGCCGGTGCCGGTCTCGTTCGGGTCCGAGACGGTGGTTGGCTGGTTGATCACCTTGCTGACCACCGCGGCGGCGGCCTGGGTGGTGGCCGCGTCCTTGTAGTCGACGCCGGGCATCAGCGCCGCGCCGGTCCAGCCGCTGCCCGCCGGGCCCACGGTGACCTGGCGCTCCAGCGGGATGCCGTCGGTGTGTGCGCCCGCGGTCATGCCGTTGCCCAGGGAGACCTCGACGTGGTGCGCCGGGGAGCCGATGAACAGCAGCGCCCCCTTGACGTTCTTGGCCGTGGCCACGTCGATGGCGGTGCCGCGCGACCAGTTCTGCTGGAAGGCGGCCGTGGTCCGGCCGGACTGAATGGGGCGACCGATCGCGTTGTAGTAGACCCAGTCGACCAGCGATGAACAGTCGAGCACGGTCGGGCTCGGGTGTGTGTAGGGGTCGTCACCACCGAGCCGGTAGCGGATCGCCCCGGGCGGACGACTCTTGATCAGGTTGGCGGCCACCAGGGCCACGTTGCGGCCGGAGCCCACCGCGGCCCCGCCCACCCCCGTGTTCACGTTCGCGCCCGGAGCCCCCGCGACCGGGGCGCCGGTAGCACCTGGGGTGCCGGTCTTGGACAGCACGCCGACGGCGGCGGTGGCGGCGGACTCCCACTTCGCGTAGGCGTTCGGGAAGGCCGAGCGCTGCACCCGCTGGGCGGCCACCGTGACCGGCAGCGACTCCCACCCCGGGACCTTCACCAGGCCGTCGTAGAACTTGCCCGCCGAGTAGACCGGGTCGGTGACCTGCGCCGGGGTGCCCCAGCCCTGCGAGGGCCGTTGCTGGAACAGCCCGAGGCTGTCGCGGTCGCCGTAGTTGAGGTTCTTGAGCGTCGACTCCTGCAAGGCGGTGGCGATGGCGATGATCGCGGCCTTGGCCGGGAGCCCGCGGCCCGCGGCCACGTTGTAGATGATCGCGGCGTTGGCCGCCTGCTCCGCGCTGAAGTTCACCCCGCCGTAGTTGCCCGGGGACAGGGTGCCGTTGGCGAGCCCGCCCGCCCCATTGACCGAGGAGCCGCCCACGGTGCCGCCGGAGGTGAAGTCGCCGATCAGCGCGCTGGACACCTCGACGTTCTTCGAGACCAGCCCGTAGAGGCTCTCGGCGAGCTTGTACCAGGCTGGGGGCACCTCGGCGATATGGATCTTCTCCTGAGGCCAGCCGACCACCTCGGTGAGCACCCGCACCGCGGTGTCGCGCACCTTCAGGTCTTGGCCGGTGACCCCACCCGCACCGGGCGCCTGGGTGGACGGCGGCGTGGCCGCGTTGTTCCCGCCGGTGGTGGCGGTGCCCTTGATCATCGTGTCGACGATCAGCGTGTAGGCCTTGGTCGTCGTCGAGTCCCAGTACCAGAACTGGAGCCGCTTCAGGGTGCAGCTCGCGGTGATGTTCAGGACCCGCGGCCACACCGAGAAGATCGGGCCGTTGTTCAGGTAGCCGGAGAAGACCCGGACCCAGGAGACCCGCTTCATCTCGACCACGATGCGGTCCATCGGCCGAAGCCTGCCGTCGTACTTTCGCAGCGCGTTCTGGAGCTGGAACGAGAACGTGTGAATGGCGTTGGTGCGGATGTTCAACGTGCCCTGCACGAGGTCATCGCTGATGTCGAGAATGCCGTTGTCTCGGGTGGCCACCCGGACCCGGATCTGCGGTGAGTACAGGAACGTTGCCATTACTACCGTCCGTCGGCCCGGGAGAATCCGTCGAGCACGCTGTCGATGTTGTTCCCGAGATCGGCGCCGATGCCACCGAAGATGTTGTTGAGCGCACCGCCGATGCCGGTGTTCTCGTTGTCGCCGAAGTCGTAGTAGGTCTCCGGCCGCACGGTGATGTCCTGGCTGCCCCGGGAGAACGGGTAGAAAAAGTTCTTGGCGTCGCTCTCACCACCGCCGAGATCGGTGGTGGAGGCCTGGGCCGGGGTGAGGATCGTCGGGTCCTGCGGGTCCTGGGCGGACTCGAAGGTGATCGTCGGGGTGAACAACAGCGAGCCGACGTGGTCCTCGATGGCCATGCCCTTGATCGGCACCCCCCGGCGGATGAGCCCGCGGGTCATCGAGGTGACCATCATCGTGGGCTTGTTGCCGAACTGCCACGCATAGACGTAGGAGCGGAAGAAGTTCATCACCGCCTCCTGCTCCTTGTAGCCCTTGAGCAGCAGGGTGATGAAGAAGCGGCCGACGGCGCGCTGGCGCGGGTACATGGCTCGGTTCTCCCGGGCGTGGCTCTCGGTGGCCACCACCTCCCAGGAGTGGCCCACCGCCGAGGTGCGCACGCCGATCGAGTACGAGCCGTCGTTGCTCTGGAAGGCCAGCGTCATGTTGATGTTGTTCGGCAGACCGTAGTCGTCGAGCCTCTCGGGGTTAGCCATTTCGCGGCACCTCCCCGGCCAGGCCGTAGGGATCCGGCCCGAAGGTCGGGATCAGGTAGGTCTCGCGGTCGGCCTCGGTGAAGTCGTGGGCGATGCCGCGGATGGTGAAGGTGAAGCCACCCATAGGCACCAGGCCCGGCCGCTGGGCGGCCAACGGCTCCGGCATCGAGATGGCGGTGTCGGCACCCCAGGAGATCTGCGCACTCAGCTCGCTCATCAGCCTGCCTTCGTTGTTCCGGCCTGTTCGGCCGCATCCACCGTTGCCTGGCCGCCGGGCAGGCCTTCACCCCGCGACGCGCGCTGGAACTGGTCGAGCACCAGTCCGTGAATGGTGCCGTCAGGACTGTTCTCCTTGACGTACTTCTCCAGCTCTTCAGTACTCATTGGCCCGTTGTAGACGGTGCGCTTCCAGCCGACCCCCGTCGCCAATCGTGAGATGAACTTGTCGACGGCGACCTGGCGGAGGATCCGGGAGTTGTCCTCGACGATGAAGAGGGTCAGCGTGTAGCCGTAGGAGAACTTCCCCGTCTGGTGCGCAACGGTGTACTCGGGATTGGTGATGTCTTTCAGGCTCTTGATGTAGACCTGGAAATCCCAGTTGTGCTTGTCGTCGTTGTAGATGAACCGGAACGGCTTGTGCATCGTGTTCGGGTCGTACCCGGCGAGCTGCCCGCCGGTCGGCTGGGTGCTCTGCTGCTTGACCATCAACGAGATCGCCGACTGGAACTGCTCGGCCAGCGCCCAGCTCTCGTATCCGGCCCCGTCGCGCTGGTGGCCGAACAGGCCCTGCACGACCATGTCTCCGAGGGTCACGCCGTAGACCTGCACCACCCGGCCGCCAACGGTGTTGATCACCGTCGAGTCGACCTCGAAGGGGAAGACCACGCTGGACGGAGTGATCCTGAAGCGGTAGTTCCCGAGCTGGCAGTAGGGCATCAGCCGCCCCCTCCGGCGCTGGGCGGCAGGCCTGCGGCAGCCCCGGCTTCGACCTGGCCGTTCTGCACGGCACCGGTGGTCGAGACGCTGAAGAAACGCTTCATCTCCGGGGTCATGTCGATCGTCACCGTGCCGCCGCCGGACGCCGCGTCCTCGCTCTTCGCGGTGTCGTTCGGGTGGTCCTTCATCCAGTCCTCTTCGGACACCCCGACGTCCTCCACCGAGGCGTCGTCGGTGGTGTCGGAGTCGCGCCCACCGGCACCGGTGAAGTCCTTCTGGGTGACTCCGGTGACCTCGCCGACCGAGCGGCCGGACAGGTCCGAGGGACCGCCGACCAACGTCGCGGTGCCCTTGGCGATCTGGTCGCCGTAGTACTTGATCGCCTCGGCCTGGGTGACGACCTTCGGTCCGTCCTTGGTCTGGACCTTGATCCCGATCTCGGACTTGTCGCCGATGCTGGTGATCATCGACTCGATCGCCGGATCGATCTTGTTCGTCTCGTCCTGGCGCTCGGCGTAGGCGCTGACCGCGTTGTCCTTGGCTGCCTGAGCCGAGCCCGGGACGAAGCTAGACATCAGCTCGTCGCCCAGCTCCGAGGTGAAGTTCTCGGCGACGAACGTGCTCTGTCCGCCGTCGGGGTTGAAGATCCCACCCCACTTGCGGTCGTCACGGGTCAGGCTGCGCTCGTTCTTCGCCGCCTGGTCCTTCTCGGCGCCCTGGGAGAGGTCACCACCGCCGACGTACTGGTCGACGATGTACTCGCCGATGTCGTCCTCGGGGACATTGGCCAGCGCCCCGGGCCCGATCAGCGCCTCGGCCATGGCCTTCACCTGGCCCGGGTCGAGTCCCTGGCGCAGCAGCTCCAGGCCGAGCTTGCGCTTCGCCCCCGGATCATCCTTGATCTTGTCCGGGCCACCGGCGGCGGCGATGGCGTCGTCCAGGGTCTTCTTCTGCCCACCGGAGAGCACCGAGTTGACCATGGTGTCGATCATCTTGTCCTTGGCCTCCAGGCCAGGGACGGTGTTGCCGGTGGCATTGTTGTAGATCTGCTCGCCGTAGGAGATGCCCTGCTGGGCGGCCACGATGCGCTGCTGGCCCTCGGTGAAGATCCCCGAGTAGTCGACGTTCTGGAGGGCCCGGGAACGACCGGGACCCTCCGCGGTGACGATCCCGGCGACCTGCGCGGCCGAGACACCGAAGCCCGCCGCGGTGGCGGCGCCGAAGCTGTTGAGGAACTTGTCCCGCATGACGTCGGCGTTCTGCCCGGTCTGCTGGGCGGCCTTGGTCACCCGCATCAGCGCGGTGTCGAGTCCGACGAGCTGGCTGTTGGCGCCCGCGGCAGCGATCTCGATGGCCTTGAGCGACTGGTCCACGCCCATGCCCCGGCGCTTGTACTGCTCGCTGGTGAACTGCAACATGTCCTGCCGCTGCTGCTCGCGGAAGCCCATCGAGCTGATGCCCTTGAAGGCCTTGCGGGACTCCTCGTCGCCGAGCCCGGTGTTGAGGAACTCGGACCAGGCGAAGCCCTCCTCCTGGAGGCGCTGGCCGAAGCCCGAGACGTTCGAGCCGCCTTGGATGTTCTGGTAGAAGGCGTTCTTGGCGCGCTGGTCCTGGGCGAACCGGAAGCCGGTACCCAGGGCATCCGCAGCGGCCATTCCCCACCCGACCACCGGGATGGCCTTGGTGGCGAGCCCGGCCAGACCCCCGAGCGCCGCCCCTGCTCCACCGGCAGCAGCGCCCGCCGCTCCCTCAGCGGCTCCGGCGGCAGCCGTGGCCCCGCCGAGAGCACCCCGCAGCGCCCCACCGAGCCCGCGGCCGTTGGCCATCGCCCCGGCGGCCCGGGAGATCGAGGCCATGCGGATGGCGGTGCGCGCCATCGAGCGGCCCTCGTCGGAGTCGGGCGTGGCCGTGCGCAGGACGGCGCCGCTGGCGTCGCGCTCCTCGAAGTGGCTCAGCTCGCCGGTCTCCGGGTCGGTGACGGCCTGGATCGAGCTGTTGCCCGCCCCCTCCACGCCGAGCCCGTGCTCCTGGTGCAGCTGCTCCGCGGCGCGCTGGCTGATCTGGCGGCGCAGGCCGCCGACTGTGCTGCGCCGGTCAGCCGCCTGGTGGCTGCGCAGCCGGGTGTGCGAGTCGTCCCACGGCGGGGGCGCTGCGGGGCCGTGAGGCGGCCCAGGAGGCGTCGGCGGCGTGGGTGGGCGTCCTCCCCCTCCACCACCGCCCCCGGGCCCTCCACCGCCTCCTGAGGGGCCCCGCGGGGGCGCGGGCGGGAAGCTGCCGTCCGGGTTCGGGTTGTCCAGGTCCGGGATCGGCTCGGTGGAGCCATCCGCCCGCCGCCGCCGACGGTGCCGTCCGCCGCCGGTGTCGCCGTCGTCCATCCCGCTGACCGCGCTGGCGATCCGGTTGGCGCTCTGCTCGATCCGGGTCAGCACCGTGTCGACGCGGATCCGCTCCAGCTCGTGCTGCTCGCGGTAGAGCGCGGTGAACCGGCCCATGTCCGCGGTCCACCGACCGACCATGTCCACGTGGCTGCGTAGCTCGGTGGTGGTCGCCCGGGTGGCGGTGGCGAACGCCTCGACGCCCTCGATCGAGGCCCGGAACAAGCCCTCCCCGGTACCGCTGCCCGGGGTGCCGCCCTCACCGGGACGCTGCGGGCCCTGCGCCGCGGTGGGTGCCCGGAACGAGTCGAAGAACTTGTCGGCGGCGTCGTCGATGACCACGTGGTAGGGGCGACCGGGGCCGCCGCGCTCGCCGGTGATCCGGGGATCGCCTGCGGGCCGCTGCTGAGCGCGTCGGATCTCGTCCATCCGGCTGCGGTCCTCGGGGCTGGGCCCGCGCTCGTCGTTGCGGTCGGCCATCGGTCACACCTCCTACTCCCAGTCCGTCCAGGTGATCTCGTTCGACGCTGCCGGGGTCCCCACCACGTCGTCTCCGGTGAGGAAGCCACCGGCCCGTCCCGCGAGGAACTTCTCGATGTCCTTCCACCCCTCCGGGTCGTCCGTCGGGCTCTTCCACTCGATACCGACGTAGTCCTCGGGGGTGACCTCGTCTGTGCTCTTCTTCGGCTCCTTGAAGTACTCGGGGAACATCTTCTTTGGGCTGTATTCGGGTCGTGCTGCCAAGGCCTTCTTCAGAGATTCGACCTCATCCTTGGCTTGAGCGATGTCGTCGAGATACGTCAGGAGAATGAGTCCCAGTTCCTGAACGGGTGAGATGTGCCGTCCGGCCAACAGGCCCCGGCGTTCGGCTAGCCGCAGATGCGTGCGCAGGTAGGGATCTACTGCGACTAGCCCCGTGCTTCCCCCATTGCCGCGATGACCTTGTCTACCTTTCCGTTCAGCTCCAGGACGAGCCCGAAGAGACGGTCGATCACCGGCTGGCGGAGGTTCTCACCCACCCACCGAAAACGATCACGGACTGCGTTCTCCTTGGGGTCATTGGTCACGGGCTGCGGTAGCTCGCGATTGTCGACCGAGCGGAGATGAGCGGAAACCATGAGGGTCTGGTAGGCGATCTCGGAAGCCAGCGTGTTCGCGTACTCGGCGTGGAGCTGTCCGAGCTGAAGGCGCTCGGTCGTCGAGGGGGTGGCGATGCGGAAGGTGTGGCCGAAAATTTCGACTGTTTCTTCCAGATATCCCACGTACAGCAGGCCCTCGAACGGCAATTTCTGCCGTTCGTCGAACTCAGCTGGCTCAATGTCGGGCTGCTCTTTGTCAGACCCGGACTGCCGAAGTGGCTCCTGTACGGCCTCTGGAGCGTCGCTCGACAGAGGAGGGCCGGGGGAAATGGCAGTAGCGGCTGAAGCAGCGATGGACGGTTCGATCAACGCGTCATCGGGGTGACTCAATCGCGGCTCCTCAGAAAGGGTCGAGGTGGGTCAGGGGGTCACAGCGCGGAGCTGTGCGTGTAGGCGACGACGATGCCCTTGGTGACGGCGAGCGCCCCCACGGTGATCGTGTCGTTGTCGGCGATGTCCACCACGACGCAGTTGTTGTAGATCTTGCCGCGCGGTCGCCCCCCACCGGGGGGCTTGATGACCGTCTGGCAGGTCACGTAGGCCGGGTCGGCGGCCAGCCGGGCGAACACGTCCACGATGTTGCGGGTGCCTGCCAGGCCGGACAGGTGCTCCCAGATGTTGAGGTTCCACAGCTCGCGGATCGTCAGGTTGAGCGTGCCTCCGGCGAGCACGCGCGACGTGGCGATCTCGATGGGGTGGGAGTACCCCAGCGGGTGGATGAACTGGTAGCCCTGACCGGCGTCGGAGAATGCTCGCTGGCCGGAGTCCTCGACGCCTTCCAGAAAGGCGATCGGCACGCCCTTGTAGGAGAACGTCGAGAAGGAACTACCTACAACGCGGACCTGAGTGTTCGGCATGTCACCGAGCCCTTTCCTGGAGAATGGTCATCGTCAGGAGGTCCCCGCTGCCGCGGTGTTCGCCGCGTCCGAGATGGCTGTGGAGGACACGCTCGTGAGCGTCGATTCACCGGTGTTGGTGTCGACCGAGAAGGACACGAGGATGTAGTTGAGCGGCCACGACGGCTTGTACTGGAAGCGCACCTCGATGATCGTGGGGTCGCCCGACGGCGGACTCTGCTGCCGCACCTTCAGGTTGTTGTAGTCGTTGATCAACCCACGGATCTTGGCCTGCTCCAGGGCACCCTGGCAGATGCCCTTCACCCGGAGCGCGGTGTCGTCCTGGATCGGCAGGCCGATCATGTTCGCGCTCTTGAGCGTGTCGTCGACCAGGTTGTAGAGGGCGTCCTGGGCTCGGACCAGGGAGATCTCGCGGGCGAGCACGCCGCCGGAGAAGTCCGTGGTGAGGCCGTGCCGGATCATCAGCCGCCCGTTGCGGTTCACCTCGGTGACGCACACCCCGGAGCCGCTGAGCTGGTTCTTCACGGCCTTGGTCATGGCCTGCTTGACCGGCGTCGGCAGGCCGATGAAGCCCACCGGGTACTTGTGCGTCAGCGGGATCTCGTGCGACCGGCTGGAGAGCATGCCGGAGTAGGCCGCCGCCAGGTAGTAGCCGTCGATCTCGATGGTCTGGTTGAGCACGCCGTTGTAGACGTTGAGCCGGTTCGGCCAGGCCAGCACCACGCGGGTCGACGAGGTCGCGGTGGCCACCCCGGCCAGGTCGGTCGGCGTCGGGTCGTAGTCCTTGTCGAAGCCCATGATCGCGATCCGCAGGAAGCCGTCGGCGGCGTCGTTCTCCACCAGCGCCTTGAAGGTCTGCATCAACCCGGCCACGGCGTCGTCGTCCACGATGCCGTCGACCAGCGGAACCACGACGTTGACCTCGTAGTTGCCCGCGAGCAGCCCGTAGGCGTCGATGAACTGCTGCTGGATCGTGCCGGTGCCCGACAGCGCCACCGTGTAGATCTGGTTGGCGCCGTTCTGCATGGCGATCTGCGCGGCCAGCGCGAGCGGGCTCTGGATCGCCCCGTTCGCGGGGTCGAAGGGCTGCCCGTAGACCTCGGTCAGCGAGTCGAAGTCGTCGAAGGCGTGCAGCGCGTGGTAGTCGGCGTCGGTGTACCGGTAGGTCACCGTCACCTCGGGGTGCGACGTCTCGATCTTGCCGGTGGTAGTGCGCGCGAGCGTGACCGTGGAGGTGTCCAGGCCGGTCGCCGCGTTCACCGTGGTCGAGTAGTCCGCCGGGGTGCCGACCACGTCCGCGGCGAAGGTGTAGGGCACCGTCTGGCCCGGCGCGGCCGGGTCGGTGATGCGCCCCTGCACCACGAGCGACGAGGGATTGATGCCGCGCTTCGAGAGCACCGCCGACGTCGCCGTGGCGAAGGAAACGGTCTCCGTGTAGGTGTGGTAACCCACGCCCTGACCGATCAACGCCACAATGGTCGGGTCGACACCCTGCGGCGCGACCGTGGGAATGGCATCCGGGTCGACATAGACGTCAGGCGGGACGTACCGCGTGAAATCGGGAATCGAACTCACCCCTTCATGTACGGCCTGACCGACCTCTTCACTTCTTCCATCGGGTTCACGGAAGAAGGGACAGGACTACTGCCAGTTCTGGCTGACTTCCAGCTCGAAGCCGGTCGGGACGGACCCCGGGAGGCCCGGGTCGAGGCCCACCGTGGACTCGCCGGTGAACGGGGGCTCCGGCGTCCCCTGGACGTACCCCCGGACCTTGATCAGGCGCAGCGGGACGAGGGTGGCCTGGTCGGGGTCGGACACGAACTCGCCGATGAGATCCATCGACAGCGACTTCTCGTAGATGAACTCGTCGGTGCCCCACGGGGTCCCGGGCGCCGCGTTGTCCCCCGACGGCCGGAGCACGTCGAAGTTGCCGTTCATCGCGATCAGGTCGCTGTTCTCGATCACCTGGCGGAACTCGGAGATCGACTCCTTGACCCGGGCGAACGCCATGACCTTGATCAGCTCGTCGTAGAGCCGGTCGCGCTCCAGGGAGCTGAGCGCGACCACGGTCATGGTCACCGTGCCGCCGAACCGCCAGCGGGTGACGACCCGGTCGAAGCCGTCCACCTCGATGATCTCGGTGTGGTCGATGCCCGCGACCCTCAGCTCGTCGGTGTCGTCGAAGTTGACCCAGATCCCCGGGTAGTCGGCCTGCTCCACCGGATACTCGATACCGATGCGGATCGACCGGAAGTCGGGCTCCGGGTAGGTGCCGTCGAAGGTGGCCCGCAGGGCTTCCACCAGCGCCGTCTTCAGGACCGAGATGTACATCAGGCCACCCTCCGGGTGAGCAGCAGGTCGAGCGCGGCCCCGTCCACGGCGAACACCGGCTGCACGATGAGCCCGGCGTCGAAGGCCGCCTCGGCCAGCGCCGAGTTGATGTTCTGCATGGCCCGCACACCGGGGTGCCGCCACCGCACGCCGACGTTGCCTGCGCCCACCGCTCCCCCGCGACCCCCGACCGGGGTCCAGGGTGCGCTGGGCTGTCGCCGGTTGATCCGGCCCGGGGCGCCGGGGTAGGCCGCAGGCGAGCTGTAGCGGTAGGTGCTGCCGTCGGCGCGGCGCTTCGAGGTGGTCTTGCGGGAGCCCATCTGGGCCGCCCGCCGGAAGATCAGGACCTGGGTGCGACCGTCCTCGGTGGAGCGCACCCGGGCCTTCGGGTTGGATCGGCGCAGCGAACCATCGGTGTCGGTGATCCACATCGGGATGGTCTTGCCCGCGAGCGAGCGCATGGTGAACGGGCTGGTGCCGCGCTCCATGAACCAGGCCTCCGCCGGGAAGGCCACGCCGAACCAGCCGCGGTCAGCGATCGGCTCGATCCGGGAGGCGGTCAGGCCGGTCACCCGGGGCATTCGCTGGCGGCAGCGGTAGCGGGCGTCCTCGGCCAGCCGGATGGCGTCCTCGCGGCCGAGGCCGCTGACGAGCATGACCATGCTGCTCGGGTTGGTGGTCAGCTGGACCTGCGGCGCGGTCAGCATGCTCAGTCCAGGATGGACGGCGGGATCAGCGGGCCGCCGAGGTGCTCGTAGGCGCCGAAGTCGGCCGGGAAGCGCATGGCCTGGCTGAGGATGCCGCGCACCTGGAGCTGGTCGACCGGGGGCAGCTTGTAGGCCACCGTGCTGGTCTCCTCCAGGCCTGCCTGGAGCTTGTAGGCGACCGCGTTGGCCTCGGTGCCGGTCGGCTCGAAGCCGGTCCGCACCTGGAGCCGGTCCGCGCTCTGGATCCGCCACCGGCTGCCGTCGGCCCGGAAGACGTAGTCGCCCGTCCGGGTGCGGAAGTCGATCGTGGTCTCGAAGGTCACCGCGGCCGGGTGCATCGAGCCGCGCCGGTCTTGCTTCTCGGTCTCCTCGACGTCGGCGACGATCGCGGGCCGCACGATGCGCGCCCGGTAGCCACCCTCGAAGGTGGTGCCGAAACAGACCGGGCACTCGTTCTGCCGGGGCTGCTGGTAGACCTCGGCGATCCGCCGGTCCTTCGCTCCGGCACTCCCGGCGAAGCAGCGGGTGCACTTCGCGACGAGCCCGCGCTCGAAGTCGAGCTGGTGCCACATCAGCACGATGAACACCCACTCGCCGATCATGTAGAGCGCCTGATTGTGCCGCGCGCGCTCCTGCTCGACCTGCCAGTCCTGCGGCTCCCGGATGTAGTACGGGCGCTCCTGGATCCCCACCCCACCGGGGGAAGGCATCGGGATGACGACCTCCTCGTCGGAGGGCGGTGGGATGGGGATAGGCATGGGCTACGCCCAGTCCTCAGAGCCGCCCTGCGCCCCGGAGGCCACCCCCGCAGCGTCGACCACCAGGGGCTGCCCGTTCGTGCTCTCAGCGCCCTCCTGGGCCCCGCTCTCGGTCTTGCTGCGCAGGTCGGCCAGTTCGGCCCGGAGCTGCTCGATCTGACCCTCCTTGAGCGCGAGGTTGTGCTCGTACTCGGCGCCCGCCTGGAGCGCGACCGCGCGCTGGTAGTTCAACCGGTCCTTCGCCGCGATCACCTCGGCCCGGGTGGCCTCCAGGTCCTCCTGGAGCGCGCGCATGGCGAAGTGCGGCTCCGGCTGGAACGGGAGGCCCTCGCCGGGCGCCTGGCCGTTGTGGCCATGACCGTGGCCATGGCCGTGATCAGTAGGGGCAGTCATGATCCTCCTGTCAGGGGTCAGCCCATGACGACGACGCGATGCGAGCCAGCCGCGATCGGGTCGCCGAAGGTGACCGAGATGTTGTTCGTGTCGACGATCTTCGGGTCGACCAGGACGAGGTCCCCGGTGGTCTTGTCCCAGATCGCGACGGTGATGTCGACCGTCCCCAGGTTGTGCGGGACGGTGAGGGTGGTGCCCGCCCCCAGGTCCGCCGCGTAGCGGCTCATGAACCCGAGGTTGGTCTTCGCGCCCGCCACCGTGGTGGCGCCGGTGCCGCCCTTGGCGACAGCGATCGTGGTGGCGTTCCAGACGCCGGTGGCGATGGTGCCCAGCGTGGTGATCGAGGCCTGCCCGACGTAGGCGGCGTCGATGTCGATCGTGGCGCCGACGCTGATCCGACCGGCCGTGCCGACGGCGGCGAACGTCGAGCCGGTCAGGCTCAGGCCGTTGCCCGCCAGGTAGGTGCCCGCGCCGGAGAACTGGGTGAACGGCAGCGCGGTGGTGCCGACCGTGGTGGCGCCGGTGGAACCCAGCACCCAGCCGGTCTTCCCGAGGAGCGTGCCCTCCTCGATGAAGGTGAACATGCCCGGCGTGATCTCGGCCGCGGAGTCCGCGTCGGTGGTCCGGGTGAGCACCCACGGCGTTGCGCCGGAGCCCAGGTCGGTGATCCGGTAGAGGCCGTTCTGCGGCTGCGCGGCCTGGTTCTTCACCAGCACCCGGTCGTTGAGCGCCGGGGTGACGTTGTCGGTGGTTGGGAAGGCGCCGTTGGCCGAGGCAGTCAGCGTCGCGCCCACCCCGGAGCTGCCGTTGGCGTAGTTCGCGGCCAGCGCGCCGGTGGTGCCGAATCGCGCCGAGCCCTTGGGGTCGAGCCCGGTGGCCACCGAGTCGACGTAGTTCTTGGTGGCCGCGTCCTGGGCCTGCGTCGGGTCGGCCAGGCTGGACAGCCGCTGGCTGTTCATCGACACCGTGGTGGCGGGCGGGGTCAGCTGGTCGAGTGTGTTCAGCCGGACCGCGGCGTTGAAGTCGCTGATCGCCGAGAGTGCGGCGCGCTGGCCGGTGGTCTGGGCGAAGTCGCGGACCTGCGCCAGGGTCTGCCCGCCATGCAGGGTGGCGTCGGCCGCCAGGCCGTTGAGCGCCGCGGTGATCGTCCCGGCCACGAAGTTGCCGGAGGCGTCGCGGAAGACCAGCGTGCTCGGGGTGTTCGCGTTGGTGGCCGCGTCCAGCTTGGTCTTGTCGGCCGCCGACATGGTGCCGCGCACCGCGGCGCTGGCCGCCGGGATGGACAGCGAGACGATCTTGTTGGCCAGGCTGGCGCCGATCGTGCCGTCGCCCTGCACCTGCTCGATCAGGTTGGTCAGCGTGTGCGCCGCCGCGCCGTCCCAGCCCCGGAACTGCCCGGTGTCGCTGCGCCACCAGACCCGCCCACCGTCGGAGCCGCCCAGCGACGGGTCCGACCCGAGGACATGCAGCTTCGCGTTGCGTGCCTCGTAGCCGTTGAACTGGGCGTGGTTCTTGAGCAGCATGATCAGGTCCTCACGACAGGATCGCCTCGCCGGACTCGGGGGCACCGTTCCGAACGATCACGAGCTGGGGCTGGCCCGGGGGATAGACGACCTCGGAGTGGAACTCCATCCCGGCCGAGTCGATCGTCGCCACGTTCGGCCGGTAGGTGAGCGGGTGGGTGATCACCCACTCCAGCGCGGGGGTGTTCTGGATCCACCGGAAGCTCGACCCGGGCTCCCCCTGTGGGCCGATCAGCACCACGCCCTCGTCCGGCCAGCCGTCGATCAGCCGGGGGCCGTAGAGCACCGGGTGCGGGTGGTGGTTCGGATCGGCCGGGTCGAGATCCTGGTCAATGTAGAAGCTGCCGACCGCGCCGACGGCATCGCTGGGTGGGCCGTTGCCGGTGACCAGCATCGGCAGGTTGGCCAGCCGGTCGGAGTACTGGGCCATCAGCGGGTAGGTGTCCGCGGTGCCGCCGACGATGCGCGCGTAAATCCTGCTGACGAACCCGGGCGGCCCGTAGAACTCCGGCAGCAGACTGTCCGCCCCGGTGTAGACGGTGGAGAATGGGATCGGGTTGCCGTCGAGGTCGAGAATGTCGGCCGGGGTCTGCGCGGTGCGCTCCAGGAACAGCTTCAGCCCGGTGCGCGGGGGCGTGCGGATGGGCTCGCCGGGGCGACCGAACACGAAGCTCATCCGGTCCTCGGGGTAGAGGAACCGGCTCGTATTGATCGCGGGGCTGCTCATCAGTACATCCGCGACCAGAAGCGCCCGCGGGCGGCGGCGCTTCCTGCGTAGCGGGTCGGGGCATAGCGGCCGTAGACGCCACCGGAGACCATGACCGAGGGACGGCCGAGCCCCATGTTGGCGATCTTGAAGGTGCCCAGGCGGCCCTTGAGGTCCTCTTCCTCGTCGTCCAGGATCTCGCCCCACCGCTGGAGGTAGTCCCGGCGGTCGAGCCGGGCAGCGTCGCCGCCGGTGAGCGCGGGCTGCTCGACGTAGCTCCGGCGCAGGTGCTTGATCACCTCGACGTAGAGGGCCTGCTCCAGCAGCGGCCCCCAGGTCAGCGTGGGGAAGACCTTGTCGCCGTCGATCGAGTAGGTCTGGTGCGGCTGGGCCACGGTGTTCAGGCGGCCGACGGCGACTCGCAGCAGCTGCGCCAGTCGGCCGCGCCCGAAGTTGTTCTCGAAGTACGTCTGGAGGTGCGGGCCGCCCTGCGGGGCGTCGAACAGGTCGGCGAACCGGATCCAGACCTGGTCGACGATCTCCTTCATGTCCGGCGCGAGCTGGTCGTAGGTGGGGCTGGCCGCGCCGATGGTCAAGTAGGTGTCGTAGATCTGCGGGATGCCGTCGAGCCCGTACTCCCAGCGCACCCGGTAGTCGCCGGGCTGGCTGGACTCCTGCGAGGACAGGGTGATCCGGTAGTCGCCCACCCCGGCCCGGGTGGCGTCCCGGTCGAGCACGGTGACGTGTGTGTTCTCGTTGATCAGGGTGGCCTCGACCGGGCCGTCAGCATCCGCCGGGACTCCAGCGACCATGATCGTGAGACCCAGCACGTCCGGCGCGAACTGAGAGACGTACTGGCGCTCCCCCGTCAGCACTAGGTCTCCCAGATCGCGATCGAGACACCGTTGGCCGTGGTGGTACCGGCGCCGTTCGGGGCGGCGGCGTTGTAGGCGGCCACGGTGACCTTGGTGGCCAGCGTGAGCGAGGCGGCCGGGGCGGGGTCGCGGGCGAAGACCCAGACGCCGTCAGAGACCGGCTGGCCGGAGGCGCTCGGGTTCACGCCGTAGACGGCCTTGGACAGCACCAGCGTGTTGTTCTCCCAGTAGGAGATCACGCTCTTGTTGTAGGTGTTGCCCAGGATGTCCCAGGAGATCGCCACCTGGACCGGGCGACCGCCGGGCACGGTGACCGTGAGGGCCGCCGCCTGAGTGCCGGAGGTGTAGGTCGTGGTGGTCGTGGTGATCTGGCCGGACGCCGAGGACGAGCCCAGCAGGCCGGAGTTGCCGACCCGGCGCCAGGCACCGGCCGAGCCCGAGGTGGGTTGGTTCCAGCTCCAGAGGATGTTCAGGTCGGACTGGTAGACCATCGAGCCGTGCTGAGCCGCGGTGTAGTTCGTGGGGCGGCTGGCAGCGTTCGGAACAATGGCGTAGCCGGGGTTCGCGTCGAGGATCTGGAATGTCGACGCGAAGTCGGTGGTCACAAATGCGTCAGACCCGACAGGGTTCATCAGAGCCAAGCGGGGCGTCTTACTGGCGGTCATCCCGATCCCTTCGTCAGCCCTTCACTTCTTCAGGTGCCCGAGAAGGAATGGGGACAGGACACAGACAGGCCGTGCGGAGTGTCCCGCACGCCCCGGCTGATCGTTCTGGTGCAGAGATCTACTTCGACGAGCTGCTGCTCCCCGAGGACGAGCCGCTGCTCGTACCGCGGGACGCGCGTGCCCGCGCGGCCGAGCTGGTGCCGCTCGGTGCCGCGGCGGCCTGCTGCGACGTGGACGCCGCCGTGGTGGCCGTCGCGGGAGCCGGGTTGGCCCCGGGCCGCACACCCTCGGGCACGTCTGGGTTGGACGTGTCCTCGGCCTCCTCGGCCGCCGCCCGCTGCTGCGGACCGGCTGCACCGAGCACGACCGGCTCGTCGGCCAGGCTCTTGAGCTTGCCCTCGATCTCGGCGCGGGCATCGTCCACGCTCTTGGTCGAGCCGGTGACGGTCACCGAGCCCTCCGGCAGGATGACCATCTCAGAGCCGACCCCGTCGTCGTCGGGGTCGAGGGCGCGCGCAGCGGTGACCAGGTTGCGCACCCGGGCCTCCTCGAACACCGGGCTGACCTCGGCGACGCTCTGATGCGCCGCCCCGCCGGTGTCGGAGGTGTCGACCGTGCCGTACTGGTAGAGCGGCTCGGGACGGTGGTTCTCGTCCTCGAAGTAGCCCTCCTGGTTGACGGTCACCAGGTCGTCGTAGTTCGTGGTGGGAACGTCCAGCGCTCCGCGGCGCTCATCGGACGTGGCGTTGGAGTCGGCCATCGGTTCCTCTCCTGGGTTCTCTCAGTCGTGCAACGGCTCGTTGGCGGCCGTCAGTCGAGCGCGCATCCAGACGACCTCGGGCTTGCCTTCGACCACACGCTCGGTCGTCCGAGGGACGAACTGGCTGCTCAACCCGGTGTGCATGGGGCACAGCGGGGGCTTGTTGGCGGTGTCGGCGACCCGGACCGGGACGTCGGCGCCGCAGAGCTGGTCCGCAGCCTTGCCCGACGGACCGATACAGGTCTTGACGATCGTGTCGTTGTTCGGGGTCTCATCGAGCTGCTCGATCCCAGCAGACCGCTGGCGGTCCTGCCGGTTCTGCCACTCCGCGCGGTGGGCCGCGGTGGTGGCGTCGATGATCGACTCGTCATCGACGATCTCGAAGATCCCGCGGGTCTTCATCCGCTGGAACTGAACGTCGTTGAGAAAGACGCCGGGAACGGGCTGGATGTCGCCACCCATACTGTCTCCAGCGCCCTGCCATTCCACCTTGTCACCCCGACCGTTGTCGAACACGGTCGGTCCGGGGGAGGTATTGCGCACCATTACCGAAGCGGTCATGGGTGCTGTCATGGGCACTCCTTTGTCAGGTCTGGACCCCTTCACCTCTTCCGTCGTCGTCCGCGGAGCCCGGACAGGATCAATGGTCAGCCGTCGTTGTCCTGGTCGATGGAGTTACCCCACGCATAACCAAGCGGCAACGAGAACTGCTCCCAGGGTAGATGCTCACCGTCCAGCACGACCAGGCGAACGTCGTGTCGATCACCGACCATGGCCTCGGTCGGGATCAGGCCGAATTTCTGTCCTCCTCGGACATAGGCAAAGAGCACCTGATCTGAGCGCAACCAAGGCACATAGAACAGTACGAGGAACTCGGGCCTTTCCTCTTCTCCGTCCAGCCAGACGCCCGCAACGAAGACGCTGTAGCCAAATGGCCATGCCTCAGTAGCGTCGATGAGTGCAATCAGGTCTTCCCGCGTCGCTTCCAGGGGGGTAGTCACCCAGGGGAAGGTTTCGGGAATTCGAACGATGGTCATTTCATATCTCCTTTTCATGCTGCCCGAGGGGGAAGCACCAACTGACGCGGGGTGAGGTCGATGATCGATCGGCCGGTGCGCAGCCGACGGCGCGTGCCGTCCGGCACCCAGAGCCCGGAGTCGCTGCGTTCCTCGTGGTGGGCCATGAAGGGCAGGAACTGTCCACCGAGCGGACCCGTGGTGGCCGAGATCGCCACGCTGACGACGTTCCACCCGCCGGTGCGGTTCGCGGTGATCGTGGGCGCGGCGGCGGTCTGGCCGATCTTGTCGGCGATCACGATGCCGGTGTCCCAGTTTGTGGCCACACCCACCCCGACACCCTGCTGGAGCCGGATCGTCCAGCCCGCGCTGGTGAGGTTGGTGACGGTGAACGTCGGCACCGCGTTGGCCACCTGCGCGGCGTTGTCGCCCCAGAAGTACATCGCGATGACCATGTCTGTGGCCGTCGCACCGGTGACGGCGGGCGGGGCGGGTGAGGTGGTCGAGGCGCTGGCGGCAATGGCGCTACCCGAGTTGCGGTAGGCCCCACCGGTGTAGCGCAGCATCACCCCGGCCACCGTGGTCGTCACGGTCGCGGTGCCGAGGGTGACGGTGCCGGACTCGGTCCCGGCGGCGACCTTGCGGAAGGCCGCTGCCTGGATGTCAGCGGCGCTGGCGGCCGGGTTCTGGGTGGCCGTCCAGGTACTGGGGGTGGTGTACGGGTCCGGCGAGCTGTTCATGCCCTGGAGCAGCAGCACGTCGTTCGCAACGATGCCGCTCGGGTGCGCCACCGCGACAGTCGTGGCCTTGGCCGCCCCGTTGTTGGAGGCGAGGGCTCCGATGGACCCGAACGCAACCGCCATGCTGTCTGTCCTCCCCTAGCTCTGCGTGGTGAGCGCGATGACGTACCAGGTGCTGCCCGAGTAGCGCAGTCCGACGAAGCACTTCTTGCCGCTGGCCACCGCCACCGGTGAGGTGATGCCGGTGGTCAGCGCCGGGCCGGTGATCGTGAGGGTGAAGCTGACCGACGGCGTGATCTCGATGTTGATCTGGAGACCATCGACACCGTTGGTTGGGTTCCCCAAGATCCATCCGGCGACGGCCGGTGTGTAGCGGAACACCGAGGCCATCGTTGCGTCCGGGGTAACCGTTGCACCGTTGGTGGGGGCCGTCGGGGTGTAGATCACCGGGATGACCGTGCCGCCGATGATGTGCCAGTTCGCCCCGTCGGAGATGACCTCGCGGTAGCCACCGGCGACCATGATGACTTCGGTGGCCGCGCCGTCGATGGTGCCCGCGGCGGTGGCGATCGAGACCGCGAAGGCGGTGGCGCCGTACGCCTTCTTGACCACGAAGCGCTTGCCCGTGCGACCAACCGGGGTGGGCAGCGTCGCGGTGGCGGTGGCCCCGGACGGGGTGACGACCACAATCCCGTCGGCGTCGGTCAGCGTGGTGGCACCGGTGACCGCACGCATGGTGTTACCGATGATCTTCGGGGCGGCGGCGGTGCCACCGAGGTCTCCGGCGAGCATCAGGATGCCGTAGGTGGTGGTGCTCGCCCCATACTGGTTCGCGGTCGGCAAGATTCCGCTGGAGTCGAGCTGGGCGAGCCCGTTCGCACCCCCGGTCGGGAGCTGGACGATCGGGACCTTGGTCCCGGCATCGAGGCTGGCGTAGCCGCTGGCGGCGGCCTTGTGGGTCAGCGGCTCGTAGGAGCCGCTGAGATCGTCGCTACCGCCTGGGGCGTGGCTGGCGGCGTGCGCGGTGGGGGTCCGGGCGTTGGTCAGCCGTGTGTCGTCACCAGCCGCCACCGTGGAGGCCGCGGTGCCCACGGGCAGCCGCCCGTACGCGACGGTGCCGCTGGTGATGTCGGCACCCGAGTGCACGTGGATTGTCGACGCGGCACCGATCATCGCCGGGGTGATCTGGTCCTGCCCACCGGTGCCATGCGAAGCGGCGTGCGGCTGTAGCTCCACCCGCCAGAGCAGCGCCGGACTGGTCCAGGTCAGCTCGGTGAGCGTCGTCGGGTCGTAGGCGCTCGTCCAGCCACCGCCGACCACGTTGGTCCGGCCGCCGGTGACGGTGCCCGCGATGGCGAAGTTCGAGTAGACCTTGAGGTCGTCGCTCTGACTGGCGACACCAGCGCCACCGGCGCCCTCGACCAGGCCTCCCCAGATCTCGACGCCGCGCCCGTAGGTGATCGCGTTGACCACCACGTCGTAGGGCTTGAAACCGTCCCCGGGCACGTTGCGGGCGTGGCAGTTGATGTACTGCACGGTGTCGGCCCGGTTGTAGTACCCGGAGTCGCCCTGCGCGTCAGCGATCGTCGCGGTCGGCTTCTCGACCACGCAGTCCTTCACAACGATGTGGTGCGCGCCCTCCTTGAAGTCGAAGCCGTCGTTGCGGGTGCGTCGCGTGCTGCACCGCTCGAACCGGATGTACGACGTGGTGTCCGGGGTGACGTTCGCGGTGGGCAGCCAGTTCGAGGCCGCTTCGCCGACGTAGAACCCCTCACCGAAGCTCGCCCCGAGTCCGGTGTCCTCGGCGTGGCAGTCCCACAGGTGGATCAGGTTCGCGCCCTGGCGGAACTTCCACGCCTCGTTCTTGGTGGCGCGCCCGACGACCCGCTCGAACGTGATGTCGTGTGCCGTGGAGCCCTGCACCACGATCGCCTTGGCGGCCTCCTGCGCGGTGAAGTCCGCGAAATGCAGGTAGGCACCGGTGATGGTGAGGGCGTACCCGGTGCCGGTCCGACCGCCGGAGTGCTCGATCACCGCGGTGCCGTCGCCGCGGATCGTGATCGGCAGCGTGGACGAGCCGGAGACGGCTACCAGCGCATCGGTGACCACGTGCCGACCGGTGATCAGCAGCGTCTGGCCGGGGGTGAGCGCCGCGATCTTGGCGTTCAGGTCATCGCCGGGCCGGGCCACGCTGAAGAATCGAGGGTCGTTGGTGAGCGCCACCGCGGTCGGCACGGTGCGGGTCGGAGCTGCCGTGGTGCCGACCGCCCGACCGACTGCCGGGGCGACCGCGAAGTAGGCGTTGCCGCCGTTGTCGGTGACCGCGGTGGTGGCCGCGTGGATGTAGCCCGAGTCCACCGAGACGTGCGTGGAGCCGGTGACCCGCACGCCGTGCTGCGGGGAGTTAGTGCCCGAGCCGTCGTCGTTCACGCCCGGGTAGACCGTCAGCCCGTCGATCGCCACCGGGTTGGTGGCGCCGTTGATCTGGATGCCCGCGTAGTTGCCCGCGCCGGTGCCACCGTTCCGACCGTCCCGCCGGGCCGAGAAACCGCTGATGTTGTGCGCGGCCGAGCCGGTCGAGTCGATCAGGATGCCGTTGTAGTTGGCCCGGTCGGACGAGCACCCGGACATCAGCACCGCGCCCGCGCCCTGGCCGGTGCCGTAGGAGCCGGTGATGTAGTAGTTGTGGTTGCCCGCCCACTCCGCGCGGCACCCGATGAGCTGGGTGTTCGGGGCGTACTGGATCAAGTACCCGACGTACCCGGCGCCTTGGGCGTTGCAGTTGACCAGCACGCAGTCCGGGCCGGAGATGACGAAGCCCGCGCCGCCGCAGTTGTCGGCGTAGCAGTCCAGGAACCGGCAGCTCTGCGGGGCCGCGGTGTCGCCGGTGTAGGGGCTGTAGCTGGTGGTCGCGAAGCCGTCGCTGACCATGTTGCGCACGGTGACCTGGTCACAGATCGTCTCGCGCACGTAGCCGTAGAGCTGGATGCCGACCATGGCCGCGGTGGCGTTGGCCGAGCCGTCGATGGTCAGCCGCCGCACGCGCTGCCCGAGCGAGTCGGTGGCGTAGGACCCGGCGGTCTTGTTCAGGAACCGGATCACGGCGGCCACGCCGGTCCAGCTGCCCGCGGCCAGCGGCTTGATCACGCACGGGTTCGCCGGGCCGGTGCCGTAGGTCAGGCTGACCCCGTGGGTGCCCTCCAGGGTGACCTGCGGCGGCACCACGAGCGCGGCGCTGGTCCGGTAGACCCCCGGCGGCACCCAGCAGATCGCACCCGCCGGGGTGGCGTTCAGCGCCGCCTGGATCGCCGCGGTGTCGTCGGTAGTGCCGTCGCCGGTGGCGCCGTAGCTCTTGACGTTGTAGATCCCGAACGTGGTCAGGTTGGCCAGCCCGCCGCCGCCACCGGTGGGCGCGGCAGCGACGTACTTGGTGCCGTTCCAGGTCGGCACATAGCCGCTGGTCTCGCCCCCGGCGGTGTAGAGCGACCAGGCCCGCTGGTCCGACAGCCGGGCATCGTTGCCCGCGGCAGCCTGAGCCGCGCCGGTCCCCAAGGTGCGCAGCCCGGCGGTAGCAGCGGCCGGATCCTTGATTGCCGCTGCGATCTCGGTACCGGTGATCACCCCGGCCGCGATGGTCGGGTTCGGGTAAGTACCGGCGAGCGAGCCCCCAGCCGCCCCGGTCGGAGATCCACCGCCCCCAGCCACCGCAGCCCACTTCACGCCGAGCGCCTGGGTGGAGTCCGCGACCAGCGCGTAACCATCGGTGCCCACCCCGAGCCGCGCGAAGGCCCCGGCGCCGGTGGCGGCCAGCATGTCGCCCTTGGCGGTGGCGACGGACTGGGCCACGAATCGGGCATCGAGACTGGGCAGGCCGAGGTGGCTGTGCGGGATCACCCAGTTCGTGCCGGAGGCTTGGTAGCTGACTGCTTGGTCCTGGAGCCGGATCGGCACGCTGGATGCGCCCGCGGAGCCGATCGTGTTACCGGTCCCAGCCGCCACGGTGACGACGTTGGTCGAGCTGTCGAGCTTCTTGACGGCGACCCGGTCGCCCCCGGCGGAGATCACCGGAAGCGTGATCGTGATCGGGCCCGCGGTGGCGTCCACGAGCACCATCTCGCCGACGGCGGCGGTGTACGCGGCCGTCTTGATCGCAGTCGGAACGGCGCTCATGACCGCCCCGATCGCCAGCGGGGTGAGCACGTCGGCCTGACCCTTGGCGTGCGAGGCGGCGTGCGCGAGCGGGGTACGCGCGTCCGAGAGACGACTGTCGTTGCCCTGTGCGGCAGTACCCGCAGTCGATCCGTAGGCCACGGTCAGCGTGCGGTCCGCAGCCAGAGTGCCGCCGCCGGTGAGTCCGGTCCCGGCGATGACCTGGCGCGTCGTCTGGACGGCCCCGACGATCCGGGCGTCATCACCGGCGGCGATGGTGCTGACCGCAGTCCCCACCGGCAGGCGGGCGTAACCCACGGTCCCGGTGGTGATGTCGGCCCCAGAGTGCACGTGGACGGCCGCCGCTGCTCCGATCGCGGCTGGGGTGATCGGATCGCCGCCGCCGGAAGCGTGCGAGGCGGCGTGGGCGGTGGGCGTGCGCGCGTCGCTGAGCCGCGCGTCGTTGCCCTGGGCCGCGGTCCCTGCCGTCGACCCGTAGGCGACCGTCAGGGTGCGATCGGCCGCGAGGGTGCCACCCCCGGTGAGCCCGGTGCCCGCGATGATCGAACGGGTGGTCTGGACCGCTCCCACGATGCGTGCGTCGTCGCCCGCGGCGATCGTCGAGACCGCGGTACCTACCGGTAGCCGCGCGTAGCCCACCGTGCCGGTGGTGATGTCCGCCCCGCTGTGCACGTGCGCGACGGGGGTCCGAGCATCCGACAGCCGGGAGTCGTTGCCCGCCGCCGCTTGCTGGGCGCCGGTACCGAGGGTGCGCAGACCGGCTGTGGCCGCGACGGGGTCTACCAGCGTCGCTCGCAGCGTCGGGTTGGGGTAGGTGCCGGTGAGGTCACCTCCGGCCGTCCCGGTCGGCGTACGGGCGTCTGAGAGCCGAGAATCGTTGCCTGCTGCCGCCTGCGCGGCGCCGGTGCCCAGCGTCCGCAGTCCGGCGGTGGCCGCCACCGGATCCTTCAGCGCAGCGGCGATGGTCGGGTTCGGGTATGTCCCGGTGAGATCGCCACCGGCCGTGCCGGACGGGGTGCGCGAGTCGGTGAAGCGACTGTCGTTGCCTGCGGCAGCCTGGAGGGCCCCGGTGCCCAGGGTGCGGATCGACGCGGTGCCGACCGCCTGATCGGCTGTCACCCGGACGTCGTTGCCCTGCACCGCGGTCCCAGCGGCCGAGCCGTAGGCCACCGTCAAGGTACGGTCCGCGGACAGCGCCCCGCCCCCGGTCAGGCCAGTCCCGGCCAGCACCGACCGGGTGGTCGGCACGTAGGAGGCCAGGTCGGTGGTCGCTGCTGCACCCAGAGTGGTGCGCGCGGTGGCCGCGTCGGCGTCGTCGAGCACGGTGCGCATGAAGCTCGACAGGGTCGTCTGCGAGGCGGCCGAGGTGCTGGTGAAGTACGGCAGCGCATCGACGCCTCCGGCCACCCCCGCCAGCGCCGAGAGCTGGGTGTCGAGCGGCTGATAGCGCGCGTCACCGCGGGCGTTGGTCAGGTACTGCGTGTGGGGGTCGGTGGCGGCCTCGTGCGCGGTCACCGCCGCCGCCGGAGCAGTTCCGGCAGCCGCCTGCTGCGCGCCCGTGCCGAGCGTGCGGATGGAGGCGGTACCGGCCACCTGGTCGGCGGTGACTCGGGTGTCGTTGCCCTGCACGGCGGTCGCCGCGCTCGATCCGTACGCCACGGTCAGCGTGCGGTCCGCGCTGAGGTCACCACCGCCGGTCAGGCCGGTGCCTGCGAGCACCTGACGGGTTGTCGGCACCCGGGTGGCATCGCCGTCATCGACGTACTGCTTGGTCGCCGGGCTCCCCGGTGCCGACGGCGCGGCCACCAGGACCGCCCCGCGGAACTCATCGTTCGCCATCTCGGCCTCCCTTCCTCACGCGCTCAGCAGCAGTCGACGGCCGGGTTCGGGCCCGCTGGATCCCGCCACCGCCGGACGCAGCAGCAGCGAGGCGCCGGTGAAGCCGCTGGAGTACTGGGCCGTCGCCCCCTTTACGCCAGTCGGGGCTCCGGCAGCGCCCAGCAATTGGTAGGCGCTCATGGCGTCGAGGTCGCCGCCGTAAATGAGGTCAACGATCTTGGTCATTCCCGACGCCGGGTTCAAATAGGCCTGCGTATACCAGTTGACGTGATGGGTCACCAACATGGCTCCGGCCGTGACCGGAGTCTGGGACGGAGCATTATGCGTAGTTCCGGTACCATTCTGATACAGGATGGCGGTATCCAGCGGTGTGGTGGTATGGACACCACGGAAGGATTCCGCAATAAGAATTGTCCCCCATGTATTGATGTTGGTAAAGGTGAAGAGTGACCCTTCGGTCCCATCAATGAATCGAGCACAGCTCGCTTGCGTGCCCGCCGGGGTGTTCGTGTACGACGGCGTCAATGCCGGGCAGTTCGTGGGCGGAGTGGCCAACGTCGTGCCGTAACGGAGCTGAGTGAGCAGCAGGTAATCGCCCGCCACGGTGCCCGTAGGAAGTGCGACGTTTTGCGTGGAGCCAGAACCGGAGGACGTCGCGTAACCGACGTGGGTGATCGGCATCAGCCCACCAGGTATGCCGAGTCGAGGGACCAGCCGACGGTGCCCAGCGCGGTGTAGCGGATGACGAACCGGCCGATACCCCCGGACGGGATGACCAGCGAGCGCGCGGTGATCCCGCCGGTCAGCGAGACCGCAGCGGCCAGGGTCGGGGTCCGGGCACCGCCGGAGGCCAGGCAGGTGATCACGACGGTGCGCCCGGCCGGGGTGCCGGACGGGGTGATCGTGGTGTCCCCGGTGCAGGTCAGCTCGACGTCCCCGGCCAGGGTGCCATCCAGGGCGTAGGTCGTGGTGACGCTGGCGCTGCGTACCGCCTGGTTGTGCTGGCGGTAGCGGGTGTCCCCGGCAGTCTGGTCGAGTGCGCCGATCGCCGCCGGGGTGAGTACGTCGCCACCGCCGGTGGCATGGCTCGCGGCGTGTGCCGTTGGCGTGCGAGCGTCGCTGAAGCGGCTGTCGTTGCCCAGCGGGACCGTGGTCGAGGTGGTGCCGGTCGGAATCCGGGCGATGGCCAGGGTGCCGGAGGTGATGTCCGCGGCGGCGTGCACGTGCGTCGTGGCCGCCGCACCGATGGCCGCCGGAGTGACCGGGTCGGAACCCGCGGAGGCGTGCGTGCTGGCGTGCGCGGCCGGAGCAGCGGCGCCGTGCGTGTGGTTGCCCAGGGCCACCGTCGCCGCGGTGGTGCCGGTCGGGATCCGGGCCAGCGCCAGCGTGCCGGACACCAGGTCGCCCGCCGCGTGGGTATGCACCGCTGCTGCGGCACCGAGCGCGGCCAGCGTGTGCGTGTGCCCGATCGCCGCGTAGGCCGCGTCCCCCTGAGCCGGGCTCAAGTAGGCGGTGTCGTGGTTGTGGGTGGCCGCCGCCTTGCCGTCCAGGGTGGTCTGGAGCGCGGTGGTGTCGGCGATGACGTGGGTGTGGCTAATCGCCGCCTTGCCCGCGAGGTCGGCGGCCAGGTTGGTGACGTCGGACTCAGGGTGGGTGTGCGCGCCGGTACCCAGGGTGGCCGCCGCGCTGAGCACCGTGTAGCGGTACTGGTTGAGCGTCGGCGCGGTGGTGAAGCTGAAGCGGATCCAGTTCAGGCTGGCGGTGCCGGTGTCGTCGACCATCTCTACCGGCACGTGCACCAGCAGGTTGGTGGAGACCTCGCGGACCGCGATGATCAGGTCGGCGGTGCCGAGGCCGTGCTGGACGACCGGCTGCGTTGACCCGGTCGGGATGTAGCCCGCGGCAAACCCACCGCCACCGGCGCCCAGCCCATCGTGGGTGTGGTTGCCGACCGCGACCTGGTTCGCCGCGGTCCCGACCGGGAGTCGGGCGAACGCAATGGTGCCGCTGGTGATGTCCGAGCCGGAGTGCACGTGCGCGGTTGGGGTGCGGGCATCGCTGAGCCGGGCGTCGTCACCGGCGGCCACCGTGCTCGCCGTGGTGCCCACCGGGAGCCGGGCGTAGGCCAGGGTGCCCGCGTTGATCGCGCTGGCGTTGTGGGTGTGGCTCAGCGCCGCGTAGGCGGCGTTGCCCTCGGTGGCGGTCAGGTACTGCGGGTGCGGGTCGGACGCGGCCTCGTGGGCGGTCACCGCGTCCGCAGCGGCCCCGGCAGCGTCCTTGCCATCCAGCGTGGCCTGGAGCCCGGTGACATCGGCGATGGCGTGCGTGTGCGCGGTCGGAGTGCGCGCGTTGGTCAGCCGGGCGTCGTCCCCGGCCGCGATGGTGTTCAGGCCGGTGCCGACCGGCAGCCGGTCGTAGGAGACCGTGCCGGAGGTGATGTCCGCGCCGCTGTGGGTGTGGCCCAGCAGGCTGTAGCGGGCGTCGCCCTCGGCCTGGGTCAGGTACTGAGGGTGCGGGTCGGTCGCCGCCTCATGGGCGGTCCTGGCAGCAGCGGCGGTCCCCGCAGGGTCGGCGCCGATCAGGGCGGGAGTCAGGGTCGTCGGCTTGAACTTGCTCAGGCCCGCGGTCCAGAGGATCGCCTGCCCGCCGGTGGGCGCGACGCTGTCGTCGTAGTCCGGGGCCGCCCGGATGGCCGAGATCCCCCCGCCGCCACCGCCAACACCCCCGGGCTTCCAGGAGAAGGCGTAGTCGGCGCCGGAGTCCTTGGTCAGGACATAGCCCTCGGTGCCGCCCGGCGGCACCGCCCGGGTGTCGACATAGAGCTTCGTCGTGGCGTGTGCGGGCGCCGACGGTTCCTGCGAGAGCACCGCCGGGCTCTTGTTGATCGGCATTCATCACCCCAATCGCCAAACAGCCCCGACACCCCATTCCTGAGGCGCCGGGGCTGCCGACAGAACGTGCGTGCAGATCAGGGCTTGGTGATCGTCGCGATACCACGGGGGTTGAGGATCGCCATCGACACCATCTCGTCGAAGACCCAGCCCTTCCAGAAGGCCTCGACCTGGTGGTTCTCCTCGACGTCGAGCGAGTAGAGCACCGGGAAGACGCCCAGGAAGTTCGGCTCCGGCGTGAGGAACATGGTCTTCTGGGGCACCATGATCGAGCGCTGGATCTGGAACTCACCGAAGGTGGTGATGGTCTCGCCTGCGACCACGCGGTCCTTGAAGGCCCAACCGGTGGTGTTGATGTCCCACCGGAAGAAGTCGCGGTAGTCGTAGGGGTTGACCAGCAGACGGGCGGCCTGCAACTCGTGCATGTCCGTCTGCGCCACGGCGGTGTAGAGCGACGCCGGGGTGTAGTACCCCGAGGCCTCCGTGACGTTGTGGTTCGGGGTGATCGTGTGGTCCGCCCGGCTCGCGTAGTCATTCACCGCGGCCTGGAGGATCACCATCAGGCGGGAGTCCTCCTGCTTGAGGATCGCCTGCTTCGTCTCGTCCTGCGCCTGCTCGACCGCGTTGATGCGGAGGTAGAGCAGGTCCTCCTTGCGGATCGCCGGACGGCTCGCGATGCGGAAGAACCGCACCGGAACACGCTTGCCCTCGAAGGGTGTGATGCGAACTTCACCCTCGTGGCCGGACATGACGTAGGCCTGGCCCAGGTCGTCCCACACGTCGTACTCGACCGGGGTACCCGGGGTGACCGGGTCCTCGATGAGCACGTTGCGGGTGATGCCCTGGTACCGCAGCTTGAGCTGGATCGGGCCGATCATGCCGACGCCCAGGCGCTTGATGCCCGAGACCTCGTCGCTGAGGATCAGCGCCATCTTCTCGGTCTTGGCCTCGTGCGTGAGCTTCTGACCGTTCTCACGCCGAGCCATGATCTTCGCGACGTAGTCGTCAGACTTCTTCGCGGTCCTGGGGCGAAGCCCGCCACCAGCGAGGACAGGTGCACTCATTGCTGTGGATCTCCTCTCTTCTGCTGGTGGTGGATCAGACCTCGCCGACCTGGAGGCCGCCGATGGTGATCTTGGAGGTGGAGTTGACCTTGACGAGCTTGGCGACCGGCAGGGTCGACGCGCCCACGGTGGCGGCCAGGCAGAGACGGCCGCGCTTGGCACCCGAGGTGTAGGCGTGCACCAGCGTCGGAACGCCGGTGCCCGGGTCCACCCAGGACAGCGTGTCGTCGAACGCCGGGGCGAGGATCTCGAACTCCGCGTCCGGGGTCAGCACCCAGACCGCGCAGGCGTTGACGCCCTGCTCGGAGATCTCGAAGATGCCGTCGCCGCCCTCGTAGAAGGCCGACAGGCCCATGGGGGCACCGGTGGCGTCGAGCAGAGTGACCGCCTCACCGGCGGTCCGCATCATCGCCATGCCCGGGTAGATGGCCACCGCGCCGTTCCAAGCCGGGTCCAGGAACTGCGACTTGGGAGTCGCCTGGGTCCAGCCGTACAGCGGGCGGATGGTGCGCTTGATGTGCGCCTTCGCGAGGGGCACTCGGAGCATTTCTGCCCTCCCAGCCTCGAATGGTTGTTGAGGCCCCTCTCAGGTGCCCCTTCCTTTCACTTCTTCGCGAGGAGATGGAGTGGAATGGACAGGACACGAAAGGGCCCCAGATGCACGGGAGTCACCTGGGGCCCTTTCTTGCTCAGCTCGGCGGGGTCCGTAAGGCCGAGGCGAGCGGCTCAGTCGAACAGATCGGCATCCGCGGTGTCGTCGTCGGAAACACCCGCCGTGCGGGTGCCGAGGTTCGACTGGCTGGCCATGGAGGCCGTGGTGCTGTGGGCCTTGGCCGCCGACCGCGGCACCAGCCCACCGGGGCGCTCGACCTGCTTGGAGGAGGCCGCCTTCTGGACCCCCTCCAGGGTGCCGATCTCGGCCACGATCTTCTCGGTGGTCATGGCGGCGTCACGCTCGATGCCCGCGGCCACCTCGAAGTCGCTGTCGCCCTGGGCGACGCCCGCCTGCATGCGCAGTCGAGCCAGCCGGAGCGCGGCCATGGTGCGGTTGGCCGCCGCCTCCTTCGAGCCCAGCCGCTGGCCGTTGGCGAAGTCACCACGCAGCGGGAAGGCGGGCGCCGGGTTCATCGGGTCGCCCACGCGCACATCGGTCAGCGTGCGCACCTCGTTGAGCGGGCGCGGGCCCTGGGTGCCGTCGACCGGGGCGGTCACGTCCACCAGGTTCTTCACCGCCGGACCCGGCACGTCCGCACCGGGGGTGTAGACGGTGGAGGTCACGTCGGCTGCGACGTCGTTGGTCGAGCCCGGGACCAGGCCGGGGCTGTTGACGTCGGCCATGGCCTCCGGCGTCTCGACCTCCTGGGTGGTCTGCACCGGCGGCTCGGCCGGGGGCTCCGGGATCGGCTGTGCCGGGTTCTGCTCGTCGGCGGTGTGCAGCATCGCGGTGCGCACGTGCCCCTCGATCCCCGCGACCTGGGCGATGGCGCGGAGGCCACGGCCGAGGGCGGAGATCTGCGAGCGCTGCTGCGCGAAGACCCGCTCGTGCTGTCCGATCCGCTGACCCTGGGCCTGGATGACTCCGGCCTGGCGCTGGATCGTGGCGGCCTGGGCGTCGATGACACGCTGCTGAGCGGCGAGCGCTTCGAGAGCTGGGCGACCCATCTACTCTTCTCCTTCGATGGAAGTGGTCTCTTCACCCATTAACTGGGGAAAGGCTTCTTCTTGGCAGGAGGCGGGAACGGATGATCGTCGTCATCCTCGTCCTCGTCTTCTTCCTCGTCGTCGTCTTCCTGGTCGTCAGGAATGCCGTCGCCGTCCGCGTCCTCGTCGTGGTCGGGAATGCCGTCCTGATCCTCATCGGCATTCGGGTCCGCGTCGGGGTCTGCCTCGGGGTCCTCGTCGTCCGGCCCCTGCTGGAAGGGGTTGTCGTCGTCGTGGCCGTCCTCGACCGCCTCCGGGTCCGGCTCGTCCTCGCCGGGCATCGAGCCGGGCTCGGCACCCAGACCCGCCTCGGCCATCTCCTGCGGGGACATGAGCGGGGCCTGGCCGCAGTTCGGGCACAGGTCCCCGGCGCTGGCGGCACCGGCAGACTCGTCGGGCATCGCAGCGGCGTCGCCCATCACCGAATCTTCGGTAGAGACCGTCTGCGGTTCGGCCGCCGGGGCCTCGTAGCCGCACGCCGGGCAGGTCACCATCGGCTGCGTGTCGTCGGCTCCCAGCTCGTCCTCGGCGCCGATCGGCTGGCCGCTCTCGTCGTCCAGCCCGTCCCGGTCGCGGTCGTTGATGTCCGCGTTGAGGTCGTTGACGTCACCGCCCTCCGGCGCCTGGTCCTGGCGCAGGTCGAGCTTCTGGTGCAGGTCGACGTCGGGGTCCTGGAACTTGCTCGGCGGGGCGACGAAGCCGCACACCTTGCACTCGTCGCCGTCCCAGGCGTCCGTCTCGCCGCAGACCGGGCAGGCCTCGTCCCGCAGGGTGTCTACCTCGTTCGGGGCCCGGGTCTCGTTGTAGGCCGTCCTGGGGGCCAGGACGGCCCTACTGTCGCCCCCGGCGGCTCCCGGGGGTCGAGCCTGCCTTCCGCGCCCCTGCTCCCGGAGAGGTCGCGTGGTCTTCCAAGGTGGTCTTCTCCAGCGGCGTCGGGCCGCTGTCGCCGCGCTTGGAGTAGCCGGTGCCCGGCATCTGGAGCGACAGCGACGGGTGGTGTTCGCCCATGTAGCTCTGCATGTGGTGGATCGCGGTCTGCGCCGCCCCGGCCGATCGCGAGCCGTTGCCGACCAGAGTCCGGTCGTGCTCCTCGTTGAGCCGCTGACGGACCAGCCAGGTGGCTGCCTGCACCTGGTGCGGGTGGATGGTCTCGCCCTCGTGCTGGGAGATCTGCCGGGCCGCCTCCTGGTAGTGGCCCTCAGCCTCGGAGTACTTCTTCTTGCCGCTCAGCCCGGAGTGCCCGTAGGCGGCGTCGGAGGCACGCGCGCCCGCAGCCACCGAGAGCGCGTGCCGGTCGACGACCACCCGGCTCTTGCCCGCGGCCAGGTCCTCGTGGGAGTCGCCGCCGTGCTCGATCAGGTGCGCGAAGGCGCGCGTCTTCGGCCCGGCCAGCAGGTCGTTGTAGTGCGTGTGGTTGGTGATCATCTCGTGCGCCTTGGCCTTCTGGCTGTTGGACGCGAGGATCCCCTTGCCGTTGGCGCCGTCCCGGTTGCCCGGGCCGCCGACGGCCTGCTTCGTGCGCATGACCTTGGCCGCCGTGGTGATGTTGGTGGCCCAATGCGTCTGCGGGCTGTAGTTCGAGACCAGCCCTGCCGCGACGTGCATCGGCGTACCGGTGTGCTCGGCGAGCATCCGGGTGCCATGGTGCGCATCGCCGTACCAGTTCTTGCCGTTCTCCTTCTCGTCAGGAGTGGCGGCGTGCCAATGGTCGACGATGTTCTGGGCCGACATCGGGTTGCGCTTGTGCCATTCCGCGGAGTGCGTCTTCAGAGCCGAATTCCACGCGGTCTTCTCGTGGGGCTCCATGTCGTCGACTCGCTTGTGCGGGACGAGGGGTTCGAGCGGCTGGTCTTCCTGGAGACGCGCCTCGTGCATTAGCGCGTCGTAGGTGTGCTCGCAGTCGAAGCACTCGCCGGAGCCGTGCACCGCGATCGTGTTCGTCCCGCGGCAGGCCGGGCACACCCCTCCGGCGGCCACGTGCAGCGCCCGCGGAGCCGGGGCCGTGGCGTGCAGGTTCGCCTGGCGGGCCATCGGCGGCAGGCTCATCGAGACCCGCGGGCTCGCGCTGGCGGAGACCGTGCGGGTCTCCAGACCGTGGCCCACGGTGTACTGCGACGGTCGGGTCATCGCGAGGTGCTCCAGTCCGGGGCCCAGCACGGGCTTGTCCAGGAAGTACGCGGTCGGGTCGGCGGGCTGCTCGACCAGCAGGCTGTTCTCGAAGAAGGCCAGGCCGTAGCAGCGCTCGCGGACCAGCTCCGGCCGGGACGTGCCGTCGGCGGTGCGCCGGGCGAGCTTCATCCCCTTCATCGCCGGGATGTGGCGGCAGTACTCCAGCGGCGTGGTGGCCTTGTTGCCGCACGCGGCGCAGATGGAGAAGGCAACGTCCACGCCCATCGAGGTGCGGTCGACGTCCTCCGCGATGATCGCGGCGGCGAGCTTCGGGTAGGTCAGGGCATCGATCTCCATCAGACCCTCGACCCAGGTGTCTGGGGAGCCGTCGCGGTTCGCGTCCTTGTGCAGCGCCACGTCGATGATCACGCCCCGGTTGCGGGTGTGATCGTGGTTGGCATGGTTGACGAACACCGGCTTCCCGATGAACGTCATGTACCCCTTCTCGATCTCTTCCGCCGGGAACTCGTCGAAGTTGTCGTTGCACCGCGACGAAATCATCCGGGAACGGACGTAGAGAAAACCGTGCCTGGGGGTGTAATGGAATTCAGCACGATGTGCCGTTCGCATCAGGGCGGGAGAATGGCCCTGAGCAAGGCTGTGCCCGAGGATCTCGTAGGTGGCGAACTTCTGCACGACGCGGACCTCCTGCCCTTCACTTCTTCGGCAGGACTCGCCACAGGATCGACAGGTCAGGTCTGGCGAGTGATGTCCTTCTCGACACCGTCCGGCTCGCGCTGAATCACTCGATCATTCTCGCTGCGGTTGCGCCGGACGTACGTCAGCGCGGCATCATCGTCGTCGCCGACGTGCACCTGACGGCCGTTGCGGATGACCGCCGCGGAGCCGTCGTCGCTCAGCTCGATCACCCACTTCCGGTTCGATCGGGTGCGGGTGCGGCGGCGGGCTCCACGGACCATGAACGGGTCTCCTTCGTGCCTCAGAACAGACCCCCTTCAGGGGTCGTGGTGGGCGTCGGCGGATCGCTCGTCGCCGGGGGTGGCTGGGTCACCCCGCCACCGGGGGCAGGCGGGGCCGTGGTGGGCCCGGCGTTCGGATCGGGGGTCAGGATGCCGCCACCGCCGGTACCGCTGGGGGGCGGCACCTCAGGGCCGAAGCAGGTGGTCTGCTCCGCTGAGTTGCCGTTGGCCAACAGAACGACCTTGGACGAGTACTCGCCACCCTGCGGGCAGAGCACCTGGGGGTTGGCCGCGACCTCGGCGCGGAACGCCGCCCGGATCTCTTCGGCCGAGGGCGGATCGCCCGGGGGTCCGGCGGGTCCGTTCTTGCCCTCCGGGCCGCGCAGCGCCTCTTGGTTGCTCGCCATGTACGTGGCTACGGCGTTGATGATCTGGTCCGGTGGGATCGGGACCGGGTTGGCCACGATGTAGTCCGACACGGCCTTGGCGATGTCGGCGGGCTCGGGCTTGACCAGCACCTCTCGGGGCAGGTTGGCCAGGGTCGATGCGGTGGCCGCCGCCACGCTGAGCTGCGCCTGCTCCGGGGTGCCCGGCTGCACGTTCCCTGGCGCCTGGATGGTCGGCAGGCCCTGCTCGGCGAGCTTGGCGTTGGCCTGCGCGAGCTGATCCTGGAAGGCGCCGATGGAGATCTGCGAGCGCTCGATGGCCGCGTCCTGATTGGTGTTGGTCTGCGCGTTGATCGCAGCCACCTTGGCGATCTGGTTGAAGGCGATGGCGGTGGCGATGGCGAAGAACACCAGCAGGCCCCCGACCGCGAAGATGATCTTCCGGTAGTACTTCTTGCGGAACTGCTCATCCATCACCGGCAAGACGATGTTGACCACTCGCGTGACCAGTTCGTCGGAGTCGAGGACCTGCTTGACCTCGGCCCGGGTGGCGTCAGGCATCTCTTCGAGAGCCACCCGGACATCGGCCAGCCCCTGGGCGACGATGTCCTCGAACTGCGGGGGTGCGGTCATGATCCGGTCCAGGGTGCTCGGGTCTCGGCAGACGACCCGTGTCGCCCTCCGTAATTCTGTCGTGGCACTCCGAGTCGGGCCCGGAGCTGTTCGTTGTCGGACTCCAGCCGGGCAATGTAGACCGCCTGGTCACGGATGTAGGCGTTCGCATCGTCCAGCTCGTCCTGGAGATCCTCGGCCGCTCGACGAGCTGCATCGCGTTGCTCACGGTAATCAAGCACCGCGGCTTCAACCATGCTCAGACCAGCAGATGCCGAGGCCACCATTGCGTTTGCCACCGGGGAGTGTTCAGGGGGGAGCGGGGGAGCAGGGTTCGGTGGCGGCGCGGCACCGGCGGGCACCGGTGGACTACTGCCGCTGGCCGGGCGCACTCGTAGACCACGGTTCTTCGTCATCTCGACGAACGTGGGACCCATGGCGGTGGCGATGGTGCCGAGGAGCGTGACTACCCCCAAGATGACCACGATCATCGGGCCGCCCGAGCTGGCCGCGTCCTCGGCGGCGGCCGTGAAAATCACCCGGATCGATCCCGCTGTCGAGCACGCGCGCGCGCCAGGCGGAGCTGACCCCACCGGAAGACCTCATAGCCGCAGATCGCGACCATGAAGAAGGGGTGGATGAGGCCGCCCCACCCGGAGAGCTTGCCGTCGAGGGCGGCCAGCAGCAGGGCCGAGCCCCAGACACCCCAGATCATGACTCCGAGCCCGTACCCGACCAGGCGGGTGCTCGCCATCATGATCCCGCAGAACATGAAGGCGAAGCCCCAGAACGGGAACGGCAGCCAGGGGATGCTCTTGAGCGCGTCGAAGCTGGTCGCGCTGGAGAAACTCGGCGGCCCGAAGGCGTAACCGGCGCCCACGACGACGGTCGTACTGATCAATGACCACCGGATGAAAGGAGGAAATGTCCGCACCACCGCATCGGAAGCCATTCGTCCTCCTCCAGCCACACAACGACCAGGAGACGGACTAGGTTACTGCGTTCAGCGGAGAGCGCCTCCGCTGGAGATCATCAGAACCCCGATGACGATGATGACGGAGATCGGCAGCAGTCGGAAGCGGACGTCCCGCCCGACGTACGGCAGCACCAGATCGATGATCGCCAGCAGCAGCGCGATGATCAAGGCAACGAGCACCAGCATGGGGACCACCCCTTCGTGACGGGGGCACGGACCCGCACCCCTTCACTTCTTCCGCGGCGGTCGGACGAACCGGACAGGATCAGGGCATCGGCTGAACAGCCCTGATGAGCAGACCGCGCACCGCGGTCTTCAGCTCGTCGTCGGTCAGCTCCATCTCCGGGTCGTAGCCGATCCGATCGAGCAGCTCCAGGAACTTCCGGTACTCCTCGGGGATCCCGTAGCCCTCCTGCGGAGTGTGCTCGTCGATCACCTTCTGCACGGTGGCGCGATCCACCGAGCCCGGCGAGACGGCCAGCCCGGCCGGGTTGTCCTCGGAGATCGGCGCCATCTCCTGCGGCCCGGTCTGGGCCACCTGGATGTTCTGGTGCACGGCCTTGGCGATCTCGGCCTGGAGCTGGGCCAGCTCGACCGGCCGGGTCAGCTCCAGACTGATCATGTCGTCGAACGGCGGCGGCTGCTCCTGCGGCTCGACGCTGTGCTGCGGCGGGAACGGGTCGTCGGAGGTCGAGATGGTCACAGGAACAGATCTTCCTCGGCGTCGGTCAGCGACTGCTCCTTGGCCATGGCCTCGGCGATGGCCTCGTAGTGCGTGCCCTCGATCTTGAGGTCGCCGAAGTTGCGGGCTCGCTGGCCCTGCCCCTCGCTGATCAGCGCGGCCTGCTCCTGGGCGCTGAAGTCCTTCAGGGCGGTGCGCTGGATGCCGCGGGCGGCGAGGTGCTCGCGAGCGGCTGCGGCGATGTCCATGGTGGATCCTCCGTCGGTGGTGGTCTGGAGCGCCTGCGCGGCGGCTGTGGCCTGGAAACGGGCCACGATGTCGGCGGCGCTCGCGGTCCGGCCGTCGTTGGGCTGGAGCGACTCGGTGGAGTCGATCTCCGGGGTCATCTGCGAGCGGAACCGCGAGCCCTCGTCGTCGACCTCGTCGTCAGCCGTGGTGGAAGGCAGCGCGGGCTCCGGCTCGTCATGGAACTCGGCCTGGAGCGCGTGGTAGTGGTCCATGACCTTGTGGGCGAAGTCCTCGGGACCGGTGAAGCTCGACCACATCGACATGGTCATGGTCTCGGCCCGCTCAGAGGCGTTCTCCCACTCCGGCGGGTCCTGGGCGGTGGCGAACCCCGTGGAGCCCGGGTTCGTCGCGTCAGCGGGCTCTGGGGCCTTCGGAGGGGCCTTCGGGCGCCAGTCGATGCCGACGTCCTCCAGCGCGTCGTGGCTGGCGTAGTCCGCGGTGCGCTGGAGGGACGCGGCCTTGATCTTGTCCCAGGGAGAGGTCTTGCACTCGGGGCGCAGCGCCGGGTTCTTCCGGGCGTGGTCGGGATCCCACCAGGCACTCTGCTCGTGGTCGTCGCCGTCCGGGTCGTCCGGGTTCACCGTGCGGCGCCCGCCGGAGAGGTCGATCGCCTTCTCCTCGGGGATCACCACGACGTGGCCCTGGTAGACACCGTTCGGGGACTGCCAGACGTGCTGCACGTGGCCGCCGGTCGGGAACTCGTGCCCGACCTCCTCCTCGAACTCGCGGATGCCGGAGTGCAGCGACGTGTGGTCGCCCTCCTCCCGGCCGCCGCCGGGGAACTCCCAGGTGCCCGCGGCCGGGTCGTCCTCGTCCTGGTGGCTGCGCTGGATCATCAGCACCCGGCCGGTGTCCTGGGCCTTGAGCACCACGCCCGCGTGTGTCGGCTCGCTGGGCTTGTCGGGGGTTGTAGTGGTGCTCTTATGTGCCTGTAGATGGGAAACCCTCGCCGAGCCCACGGAAGTCACCCGATCGGAGGCAGCTCGGGCCTCGGTGTGGTCGAGCCCGGCGGCGATGGCGACCCGCAACGCGTCGGCCGGATCCTGGCGCACCGCGTAGGCCTCGGCCACGAAGGCGTCGAGCGGCTGGCGGTCCAACGCCAGGCCGTGCCCCGTTGGATAGACCCCCTCGGGGTCCAACGTGGATAGGGAGGCCGCGCGCACGTCGTGGTCGCGGGTGTCGCGGTCGTGCCGGACCCGGACCTTGTCCCGCATCCAGCCGGGACGTTCGGTGTCCTCGGTGACCTGGCGGCCGAACATTCCGCGGGCCTGCGCCTCGTAGGTGAGCGCGAGCGCGTGCGAGCACATCCGACCCTCGAACTTGCGGTAGGCCGGGGAGCGGCCCCACGCGTAGCTCGCCCAGGCGCAGCCGCATTGCCAGAAGCCGATCTTGAAGCTGCCGGGCACGTAGTTGATCTGCGTCTCGTAGACACCTGTGTCGCCGTTGACGTGCCCGGTCATGCCGTCGGCCAGCGACGAGACGATCGAGACCCCGCCCTCGCTGCGGATCCGCTTGGCCTTGGCCCGTACGTCCGACCACCGGGCCAGCACGTGGAAACGCCACTCGTCGTCGGTCCAGACCGCGGCCCGGCTCATCCCGGCCATCGGCCCGGGCTCACTCATCGGGCAGTTGATCTGCTGCTGGCTGGCCGTGG